CCCATTGCGGAAGTGTGCCTTGTGGCCGCTTGGGGAGCGGCCTGGTGGCACGCTTCCGAATGAAAGAGGGTTGGTTTTGTCCTGCTGGGCAGAACGATATTACTGAACCGGCCGAACAGCGAACCCGAAGAACCGATTGTTGTTGCCCTGTGGGCCGACACCACCACTGCTGAAGTACAAGTACCGACCATTCGTTGCGGAGTAGAGCGATGCAGACCAGTAGTAGCCGTTCGAACCACGACCGTACCAAGAAGTACCAATACCGTAGCCTGAGCAAGCAAAGAATATCTCTTTGCCGTTAATCTTAGAACGGAGTCTAAGACCCATGACACCATTATAGTTGCAACGCTTGTCAGCGGTTGCAGCGTCTATGACAGCGCCATCGGCATCAAGATAGTCGATGTTTGCGAACAGCTCAGCGAACTCTGTGGTCGTAGGCAGTCTCCAAGGTCCTCCGAGGTTGGCTCTCGCTGCATCGTAGCCGAGACCTGCGTCTGCCGTCAGGGCAGCACCAGGAGTCGAGGCATACGGACCTTCGTTGTTCGTTCCAAAGTCGTGCTGGAATGCAGATGCGCTGATTGGGTTGTACATTTCCGTGTTACCCCAAGAGACGAAAGAGCACTCGTATTGGAACGGGCTTGCAGCGAACTTGTTAGGCTGTGTGACATCTATGTTGCGTGTTGCCCAGCGCAGTCCCGATGGCAGGCCGAGGTCAACAAGCAGCTCGTCCGACGAAACAGCAGAGTTGTTCACAGCGATAATCTGCCACGCAGATCCGTCATACTGCATCGCAACCGTAGTGTTCTCAGGGATGGCCTTCGCAGGGAGTGCTATGCCGTCAATCTGAATGGGCTTTGCTCCGGTCGAGCTGACGTTCAATGTGGCATTGGCCACGCTGATTCCGTTGGTGAAGCGGACACTCACGATACCGTTCTTCAAGAGTATGAAGTCAGACACGCTGACTACCTTAGCGGGAGTACCTGCAGCCGTTGAGCAGACTGCGATACCGTTACCAGCCGTTGCCATGTCCTGAATAAGCTGACGTGCAGGGTACTTGTTTGCAGGAGTACCATCAGCGTTGAAGAGCATGACGTACTGGTTAGCTCCAGGGGCAGCCTGCGAGAGTGCAGCCTGAACCGCCTTCAAAGCATTCAAAGTTGAAATACTATCCATTTCTTTTACGAATTTAATGTTTTACTTGTTTCTAATTCTGAACAACCACCGTCTTCGACATGAGGTTTGCAACAGCCTGCAGAAGCTCGTCGACAGTGTACGAGACATTTCCTACCTGATAGGTGTCAGACGGCTTGACGGCAGCAGAGGAATTGCTCCTGATGGCCTCGATGTCGCTGATGGTGCCCTGCTTTGAAGAGAGGGCTGCATTCAGGGCTTCCACCCAATACTCGATGGATGCGTCCGTGAATATCTCCCATCCGCTTTTGATGGTAGGGTCAGCGACGACAAAGGCTACCTTGCCGTTCACGACGTTCGTTACGAACGCTCCGTCCTGCACCACAAGTGTCACGGGGAAATTGCTTGTCTCCTGTGTTGAGCGGTACAGCACACCGTTGATGCCGATGACTGAGTTTTTCCCAAACGTGCTCGACGGTGTGAGCGAGCTGATGCTTATGGGGTGGAGGTGTTCAGCCTCGTTCTGGCTCAGTTCTGTCTTTGTGGCGAGGTTTGCCTTTGCCCACACGTATATGGGCTTGTACAGCTTTTGCATAAAAGCCAGAATCGAAGTATGAAGTGCCACGTTACTCATAATGCGATGTTTTGAGGTTTGAAACTGACTGGAGGGGCAGTCAAGAGACAGGATAACATTCAGTTCATGCCCCTCCAGCCTTTAACGTTTACTCTCCGCTGTTGGCAGGAGTCTCGGCAGCAGCTACGGCAGCCTCCCATGCCTGGGTGCACTCAGCCTCGGTAATCTCGTCGAAGTCAGCAGGTACGCTGTAGCCGGCCTTAGAGTGGTCACCCCAACCGAAAGCAGTATCAGCGTGGTCGAGTGAATCCTGTACGCTCTGCTCCAGCTTTGCCTTTGTAACAGCCTTGTCAGCGATGTCGGCTGTGATGGTGTGGGTCTGTGGGTCGATGGACAGGGTAACGACCTTGCCAGTCTGATCGCCAACGGTCAGGTACTCGATACAGCGGCTCATGTCGGCATAACTGAAGGTCTCGGCCTCACCTGCGGCATTCGAGTTGTACTTCATGTACACACCGGCACCAGTGACACCCTGAGCGGCAGTCACCTCGGTCTGGCCGTCATAGTAGTGGCCGTCGTTCTCGGTGATGGTTACAAGGCTAAACGTACCGTTCAGCAGGTCCTTCTCGATGTCGATGTCCATGGTAGTGGCTGTTGCACCTGTACCCTTTGTGAAGCGGTAGGTCTTCAGCTTGCCAGTGTTCGGGCTCTGCAGAACCTCGAAGGAGACAGCGTCGTTGGCTGCCTTGCCGGCCAGCTCGATGAGGGCATCCTCAACGTTGGCTGTTGTCTGGGCGAACGAAGCGTGAGTGAACGCAATGTCGCCAGCCGTGAGGGCTTCCTTCAAGCCGTCAGCTTAGGCCTTTGCAGAGTTAAGACTTGCTACGATAGTAGCTGCGATGAGGTTCAGCACAAACTGGAGGCGAACCTTGGTTACGATTTTTTTGAAATCCATAATACTTGAATTTTAAAAATGTTAATAAATAAAGTGAACTATATCTGAGAGGCATTGCTGCCTTGCTCATTCAATCAGGGCCATTCTCCGAGGGGCTTTTCTATATCGCCTCCCTTTGGCTTGTCGTTCGCGCTGAAGGCAGGGTCGTAATCTCTGATCTCGCCCGTCACAGCGTCTATAAAAAGCACGTCGTACACATCGCCGAACACCCACTGCACGTTGCAGTCCTTTGGGCCTACGGGATAGCGTAGCGTGATGAAGTTGCAGTCCTTGGGCAGTATGCCGTTCCATTCCTTCAGTCTCATCAGCGCCTGCTCGGCAGAAATCTTAATAGGCTGTTCGCTCATGTCGGCATCCTCAATCCATACGTCGTTAATGGGGTATGGAATCTGCACACCGTACTTCACATGCGAGTTGATGTACTGCACCATCGGTCCCTTCTGGCTGTCCCAATAGAAAAACACATCGTTCACAGCCACCACATGCAGGTCGTCGATATTCTCAGCGGTCACCGTGTCGTTCAGTATCACACGGCTGTTGCGCCACTGGTACTTGCCGTTCAGGGCAATCGTGTGCCCCTCGTCCTGCAGATGCTGAATCAGACCGTACATCGTCTGCCTGTGCAAAGCCTGAATGTGCGATACTCCAGCCGTGAAGTCCTGCACCACCCCGTCGTAATCGTGGTAAGCCACCACGGGGTCATCAATCTTCGGGGTTTCCCCCTTGCAGCCGTTGCAGCTGCTGAAGCCTATGAGGGCGATAATCGCCAGGCTTTCAAAAATCAGTCTTTTCATAACTTTTCTCTTTTTCGTTAATACTATGGTGAGTTGTCACTCTCCTTCTTTTTCGTCCATGGCATTGCGCATGGCATCCTCCCAGTCGTCCTGAAGCTCCTCCTCGGTAATCTCCGGGCCGTTGATGAGGTCTTCGAGCGCCTGCTTCTCCTCCTGTGTCAGAGCCTCGGTGTTGATGTTGTCGAGGATGGCCTTCAGATTCGAGCCCTCGGGCAGTCCCTGCAGCAGATCCACAATCTCCGAGAAGGTGTTCACGGCTCCGTCATGGTTGCCTTCCGACGGGATATTGCCGCCGCCATCGCCAGATGGCTCCTTGCCTTCCTTCTTCATCTTGTAGAGCTGCAGGAACGTATGTATGCCGTCAGCGACGATGAACATGTCATAGACGTTGTTGTTCTTTGTGGACACACAGAGCACGTCTCCTGGCAGGTGAACCTTGTTCTCGCCCACGAAGTGAGCCAGTGAGTCGTAGCGCCTGCGGACGTTCTCGAGCATTCCGTTGTAGATTTCCATAATCGTTCTCCTTCTAATTTACAAATATCAGCACCGGCCTCCTGTTATGCTTCTCGGCATGTGTATAGACAGCCGTCTTGGCGGTCAGCTTGCTCGAGTAGAACTTCTTCAGCCCGAGAGAGGGACAGCCCTTCTGCCAGAACTCCCAGAAGAACAGGAACTTCCGCTTCTGCTCTATCTGATAGCGCTTGGGGGCTACCTTCCTGACCCTGATGAACACGTCTTTCTTTTTCATGTCTACAGTCTGCTTATGATGGTTTCAAGTCTTGCGACCCTGTCCTCCAGCTGTCTGAAGCGCAAGTCGTTCGATGCGTCGAGCCAGACGTCCCAGTCTGCGGACTTCACGTTGGAAGCCCTGACCAGCACGGTCTTTCCATAGAGAGTCACCGTCAGAATCCTGCCGTCCTCCACGACCATCGGGAAGGGGAGGTTCTGAGTGTCCTTTTTCGCCTTGTAGATGACACCGTCGAGGACGAGCACCGAGTTCATCGGGTACGTGGCCGTCGGAGAGATAGATGACTCGTCTACAGGGATGATGGCATAGCCGCCCTGCTGCGATATCTGCTCTGCGATACCCTGTTCCAGCTCATCCTTCTCCGAAGGAGTCATCGACGAGTAGTTCAGGCCGTCGCCCTTCTCACCCTTCTCACCCTTGACGTTGATGGTCTTGGACGAGCCGAGGCGGTCGGTGATGGTGAGGGTGTTGCCTTCGAGCGTAGCGTTCACCCTGCCTGCCTCGGTGGTCTTCTGAGTGCTGTCGTTGGCAGCCTGCTCGGCCTTTGCGGCCTTCTGCTCGGCAAGGCTTGCGGCCTCCTGTGCCTCCTGAGCCCTCTGGTTGGCAAGGTCTGCCTTCTCCTGTGCCAGTGCAGCCTTAGCGTCCGCATTGTTGGCAGCTGCCCCAGTGCGGTACACGTTGACGATGCACCTCCAGTAGTCGGAGACCTTCGCAGAGCCGTCCACGTTATAGCCCGGCAGGGGATGGTTCCTGTTATTGTCAACCAGCGACAGCCACTCGGACTTGTACTGGTCGATGCAGGTCTGCATGGCCGAGTACGTCATCGATGCGCTATAGGTGGCATCGGTCGGGTTTGGCAATATCTGTCCGAAATCAATATCCATAGTCTGTTACTTTTATGAACCTACATAAGAACCCTTCAGCCTGCCGTTCACGAGAGAGAAGTTCACCCTGTCGGTATTGTTCTTCACCACATGGATTCGGCCTGTCTTCGGGTTGGTATAGAAGCGGTAGGCTATCAGGCCACCAAGCCAGTAGTTGCCCGTGCTCTCCCATTGGCCAGTGTGCTGGTCAAGCCTCTCCCACATACCCGTGTCGACGTTCTGGCGGAACGTGCCGTTCTTGCGGACCTCCTCGTTGGCCTGACGCTCAAGCTCTCCGGCCTGGCGCTGCGACTCGTTGGCCTGCCTTGTGGACTCGTTCGACTGCCTTGTCCGCTCGTTCGACAGACGTGTGTTCTCCGAGGAGATACGCACAAGCTCAGCAGCCTGACGCTCATTCTCCTTGGATATACGTGCGACCTCCGAGGCCAGCCTCTCGTTCTCCTTGGAGATACGTTCCAGCTCGTTGTTCTGCCTCGTCTGCTCGTTGGCCTCCAACCTCTGACGTGATGCGTTGGCATTGTCGGCAGCGGTATTCGCATTGGCGGCTGCAGCGATGGCCAGTTCCTTCTCCGTTGCGATGTCAAGGATGGCATCCGTGACGGACTGTGCGGCTGCATAGGCCTCCTCGATGGCTGCCTGAGTGTCCGCAGCGGCCTTGTCACAGGCCTCCTTGGAAGCATTGCACTGCTGGTAGACGACGGTGCAGGCCGTTGTCATGGCCGAGCAGTCTGCCGTGGCTGCCTGACAGGCGGCTGTCGCATTGACGCTCTGGGTGTAGGCTGCATCACACCTCTCCTTGGCCTCGTTGGCCGCATCCGTGACGTCGCTGCAGAGCTGTGTCTGCGCCACGACATCGTCATGGAGGGCCGTCAGCTCCTGAATGGCGGTGGTGATTCTCGCAGCAGCGGCATCCGCAGCGGCAGCAGCCGTGTTGGCACTGGTGGTCGCTGCCCTGCAGTCCGCAATGAGTGCGTCAATGTTCTTCGTGAGTAGGGAGAGAGGGGCAAGTACAATCTTCTCCACACCACCAGACTGGTAGTATGCAGGCAGGGAGTAGATGCCGTCAAGGGAACGGGCGATCTCGATGGTGTTCACCTCGTCGCTGTTCCGCTTCACGTAGTCGAAGAACTCCGGCAGGATGCCTGCGAACAGAGCCTCGTTCTCCCTCTGGTTAGTCTGTATTGCTCCCATAGCCTTTCAGTATTATTCAGACTCTCCAGTAAGCTCGGCAATATAGCCAGGCGTGTTGGTGAAGATTGCGGCCACCTCGTCAGCGGTGAAGGCATTGCGTGGCTTCAGGGACACTACCAAGAAAGAGTCGGCATCCATCGAGATATTGCCCGACTGGACTCCGTCCTTCAGAATCTTTCCGTTGATGGTAACACCAGCGGCATTAGTCACCTTAGTGAACTCGACCTTGCAGGAGTCGCTGATAACCTCAGGCTCAAAGGTCTGTGTCGAATTGTTCGTAATTTCTCGCATAATCTAAAACGCTTTAAATTGTTAATAACTATGGTGATTACTCACCGAGAATATCAATTATCTGACCATAGGCGCCAACGGAGAACGCATCCGATGCAGCGTCCTTGATGATTTCCTTCTCGTCCTGAGACAGCTCGATCTCTCCGCCGGCCTGTATCTTACGCATCAGCTTGTAGGCCTGATACTTCTTCTCTTGTGAAATCAGCTGGTTGTTCATCGATGACAGGTTGAACAGGATGAATCCCAGACGCTCACTCATGATGACTGCCTCTCCATTCATGAGGAGAGGTTTGCCGTCGAGTCCTACGAACGGCCTGTCGAAATTGTACTTTCTTGTTTCCATAACTCTTTTATCTTAGCTATTCTGTAAATTGATGATTCTCGCTGTGTAGTACGTCGTGAAGTCGTCTATCTTCTGTGACCTCGAAGGGTCGTAGACGAGCAGGAACTCTATGGTGTCTCCGGCAGCCATTCCGACATCCTCCCACCTTCCTCCGTCCCAGTGCGTTATCAGGGGAAGCTCGTCGGTCTTCCATGGGTACGTGCCGCTGGAGCTCTGCTTGCCGTTCCTGCCGTAGACCGAGTAGTCGTTGGTGCCGAGGTCTGCCGTGATGAGGAGCCTGAGACAGAACTTCGTTGACGTACCTATGCCCAGAGCGTTCCTCACTGCCGTCAGCTTCGGGAGTGCCACTCCTGAGTTCGAGGCGCTGGAGCGGACGATCCACTGGTTGTTGTCCTTCAGCGTGATGTAGCCGTCGTATATCGTGTTGTTCGACGTGCACACATATCTGCTGTACATATATCCTGCTATCCATCCGTTGAGCACACCGTTGCCGCTTCCCACGAAGGCGAAGTTGTTCTGAGCCCCGTTCTTGGCATGGAGCACCAGTGCAGCGTTGTAGCCGCCCCACCATGACGAGCTGTCCTCTATCTCAAAGCGTCCCAGTGCCCTCAGCGAGCTGTAGGCAGGGGTGACGTTAGGGCCTATGCCGACGAAGCATTTCCTCTGGTCGTTCCTGAGGATGATGTACGCATCGTTGTCGAAGCTCGAGTTGGCCGATGTGTTCGTCAGGCCGTTGCCGCTGATGGTGAAGCCTCCTATCGAACCGCTGGTGGCCGTGACCTTTCCGCTGACGTTAGCATTGGTGCACGACATCGTGCCGTAACGGTCTATCGAGAAGCCGTAGTTGGCCGTCACGTAGCCCTCGAGGTGAATCCTGTCGGCAGAGATTGTGATGGCTCCTGCCACCTGCTGAATCTTACTCGTCAGATCTCCCTCGTTCACTGCGAGGATATTGCTCCAGGCATTCGTCACGATGCTCGAGCTGCTGCGGACGTTGCCGTTGGTGTCGAAGTTGGCGGCCACGGCTGCTATGTAGTCCTTCCTGATGGCGAGGTAGGCGATGGACTTCTGCATGTCGTCGATGGACTCCCACACGTTCTGTCCCGAAGAACTGCCGATGAAGCGGTACAGCTTGCCCGTCTCCACGGTCTTCCTCGTGAGGTTGCCGCTCTCGTCATACTCGTAGTACGTCCTGCTTGCCGTGCCTGAGGTCACCTTCCACTTGGCACCGATATGCTTTATCTCCGAGCCTGACGGCCAGCTGTTCCATGGGTTATTGCCCTGCTCGTAGTACTCTCCGAGGGCTGCAGCGGCTGCAAGCTGCTCCGCCTTGGCCTGCAGGGAAGCGTTCTCCGAGTCCACATAGTCCTTCATCCAGTCCTCGATGGCTTTCTGTGCCTCCTCGAAGCGCTGGTTGAGCGTGGTCACGGCAGAGTTATAATTGGAGAAAGCCGTGTTCACCTCGTTCTTCTCCGAGGTGGTGACCTTGCCGTCAGCGATGACCGAGTTGATTTTGTTCCTCAGCGCATTGTAGTACGTGTCGAGGTTCGTCTTGGCCGTTGCGAGGTTGCTCCTTGCCGTGTTCGTACCCGTAGTGTTCTTCTTCAGGTACTCATTGTCGTATATCTTAGAGTACGTCGCATTCATCAGGTTGTAGGCTGTCGCAAGGTCATTGAGGTACTTCTCTATGCCCACCTTCTCTGCGTTCTCAATGATGCCGTCATAGAAGGCTCCGTCGATATACGTGCTGAGGTCTCCAGTAGCCTCCTGCAGGTTCGTGATGGCCGTCTGGGCTGCGGAAATGTCACCGTTGATGTCGCTGATCTTCTTCTGGTAGTCGGCATCCATCTGCGTGACCGCAAGGTTGATGGCACCTATCTTCACGTCAATCTGTGCTGCCGTGTAGTATTCCGTTGTCAGCTTGTTGGCATATATCGTCACCTGTTCGTTGACACCGTCAATCAGCAAGCCGAGGCGGACAGACTCCGCATCGACATAGTTCTTTATCCAGTCCTCGATAGCCTCCTCAGCCTCCTTCAGCCGGACGTTGAACGTCTTCACGGCAGAGTTGTAGTTCGTGAAGGCCGTGTTGACCTGCGCTATCTCCGTATCGGTGGCCAGCCCGTCGGCAATGACTGCCGTGATGGTGTTCACCAATGTCTGATAGTATGTGTCAAGGCTCTTCCATGCGTTGACGAGGTTGGTCTTCTTGCCAGCGTTCTCCGTCTTGTTCAGGTACACGTTGTCCTTCATGTCGATGTATGCGCCCTCCATCTGCCTGTAGGCCGTAGCGAGGTCGTTCAGGTATTTCTCGATGGCGATCCTCTCCGCATTGTCCACGATGCCGTCCTTGAAGACCTCGTCCGTGAGGTTGCGGAGCTTGTTCGTAGCGTCCTCGAGGTCGCTGATGGCCTTGTTGGCGGTGTTGATAAGGCTCGTCACGTTGCCTATCTCCTTGTTGATGTACAGCTCTATCTCCTGGTCCTTCGCACGCAGCTCTATGCCGAGGTTCGTGATGGCCGCTCCGTTCAACGAAATGTTCTGGCCGAGAATCTTCACGTTCTCCGAGTCCTGCATAATCTGCGTGCTGACAGTCCTCTTGAACTCGTCGAGGGGATGGTCTGTCACGCTGAGCATGGAGACGAACAGCTCGCCAGTGAACGACAGGACGAATGTGCCCTTGCCGTTCCATGTGCCCTCGAACTGCTCCGTGACCCACTTGCCAGTGACCTGCTTGGTCTGCTGGTTCATGAACGGCATGAACTTGGCCCTCTCATCTGCCGGCTCGTCTGCGATGTCCGCTGCGCTCTGCTTGAAGCCGAGGGTCATCTTGCCGTCACCAACCACATAGTACCTGATGGAGAGGTACAGCTTGTCACGTACCTCCTTGTATGTGTCGGTGGTCTCACCCGACGGGGTGTCGTACTCCTTGTGTGTCGAGGGCTTCCTGATAAGGCCGTTTATCTGCTCTATCTGGGTCTTCCTCAGACGGAGCATCCTCCTGCCCTCGTAGTTCTCTATCCTTGCGAAGCTCATGCCGTAGATGGACGTTGCTCCGTTGATGACGAGAGGTGTTCCGTCAATCGTCAGCATTGTCGTCTTGTCCGTCTGCGTAGTCCACCCCTCCATATTCTGAGTGAAGCTTGCGTTCGTCAGGTAGTTGTCATCCTCCGTCATTTCGTATGTCGTCTGCTGGAACTGGGTGGCGAACTGGTTCTTCAGCATCTCGATCTGAGCATCCACGCTCTCGCCAGTGCGCTTGACACGGAAGTCACCAACCGCATACAGGTTGATGAGATAGGCACCGAAGTCCTGCAGCTGTCCGAACAGATAGTGGTTGATGCCCTTCAGATTTCCGATACGTCCCTTATGAGCGTCCTGCGGACTTGTCTTCAGTCCGTAGTGAATATCCATATAAGGTGTCTGCGCACCAACCGTGATAATCTGGATGATACCCTTGCGGTCAGCGTCCGTCTCGTTGTCCACACGGCAGAAGGTGTCACCCTTCTTGATGACGTCGTTTGGCAGCTTGCCGTCGGCAGAGAGGAAGTTCTTGATGGTCACCCAGTCAAGGCGGTTCTCTCCGTCCGACATATTGCCGAGTCCGGCTCCAGTGACCACACACTCGTAGTGCTTCGTCACATAGTACTCATTGGAGCTGTCCGGCATGCCGTTGTACTGCTGCACCATGATGTAGTCACCCACACGGAAGGGGTTGTACAGCTTGCCGTTGCGGGTGTCGAACCACACCCTTCCCGTTGTCGGGTCGTAGTGGTGCACCTCGAGCATGGCCGTGAAGATGCGGTTGTCGTTCTCGCCCAGCAGCTGGCTCACCACAAGAGTGAATATCCTCAGTGCGCCACGTATCACGAGGTTGTCGAACTCGCCCGTGTACTTGTTCTCATAGACACCCAGAGCGTTCTGCACCCTCTCCTTCATGATGGCCCAGCCCTTGCCTCCGATGAAGCCTGACGTGAAATCGTCGGACATCAGCGAGTCACCGAACTCCGACCTGCCCTGCACCTTCAGCTCGTTGATGACGGCCTTCAGGCGCACGATGAGGTTGTTCAGCTCAGCGTCACCGTTCTCGTCTATCTTTCCTCCCTTCAGGCCTTCTATGAACGTGCCGAAGTATGCGCCTCCGATGAACTTGGAGAGCATTTCTGCCGTCAGGCCCTTCTTGAAGTTGATGTGTCCCAGTGCCGTGTCATTGTCCTTGCGGCTCAGGAACTCATCCTGGGCACGCTTGGCAGAGAACACGTTGTAGTCGGACGGGATGGCACCGTCGTAGCGCTTGATGACGTATATGGAGGTTCCGCCTCCAGTGCCGCCACCGCCACCGATGCCAGAGCCGCTGTATGGCGCATAGGCATTGCCGTTGACCGTCACGGACTCTATCTGCCTCTCCATGTCCTTGCGACGTGAGTAGGCAGCCTTCTCACCGACCGTGTACTTCGGGGTGTCATAGGGCTTGTCAAGCTTTATCTCGAAGCCTATTATCCTTGACGTGCGTGACTCCTCGAAGAAGGCATCGTTGACGAGCCTGACCCTCGAGCCGATGTCGAACGTCCTGAAGTGAAGGCCGTCGTTATACACCCATACGCTCTTCATGGTGCAGTCGTATGTCGACGGGTCTATCTTCGACTCCTTCAGGTACTCGAACGTGTAGTCGAAGAGCTTTCTCTTGGCAGTCTCGATGATACCCGTGCTCTCGATCTTCGTCGCATCCCAGTTGTACAGCACGAACTTCATGCCCACCTCTGGATGCAGGGTGGCATCCGGCAGCATACGTCCGTAGTCCTCGTTGACGATGACCTCGTAGTACTTGCCCTCATTATCGTAGTGGCACTCGAAGTCCATGCCGTTCATGCTTCCCGACTGGAAGAGTATATGAAGGCTCTCGCCCTCGAGAATCATGTCCTCGCTGAACTGGAAGCCCGACGAGTCCTTCAGGCGGTAGAACGTCTGCTTGGTGGTCGTGCCGTCATCCTCCTCGACCTCAGAGTCATAGGTTGTGACCTCTCCGACCACGCATTCCACCTTCGGATAGATGTCCTCGTTGACCAGCACACCCTCGATGGCCTCCGTCTCGTTCCTCACCTGCACGTCCTGCAGATAGCCGTTGGGACACAGGCTGGCAGGCAGGGGGAGGCGCTTCTGAACCACTCCGTCCACCGTCACGTCTGCACCAACGTCCTCGTAGTTATGTGGGAGGTTTCGTGTCGAGCCGAAGGCATAGAGCCTCGTGGCATACTGCGTGTCGGACTCCGAGCGTGACATTTCGTCCACATTCACGTCGATGTTGAACTCAATGCTGTCAGATCCTATCTCGCACTTGCCGAAGAATATGATGTTGTCCTCTACCCACCACTCGCAGTCATAGAGCTGTGCCAGTCCGTCGAGGGCCGATATGATGTCCGTCCTGTCGTACAGGTAGTACTTGGCGGTCGTGCGCTTGTCGGCAGGGAAGTTCAGCAGCTGCACGTCATAGTTGCGTCCGTTGTACCTGAAGTTCGCATCCTTCGTGGCAAGGGCATTGACCGTCCTCAGCACCACGTTCAGGTGGGTGTCGATGTTAGCCGTCAGCTTGAAGGTGACCTCCTTGGCTCCGTACTCCGGCATGTAGCGTACCTTCTTGTTCTTCCACTTCATGTAGTACGCATCCAACTGGAGGTCATAGTCATAGCCGCTGGTACGGGTATTGTATCTCGGCTTGTATGGCTTCGTCAGCTCGAACTTGCCGTAGTCGGTGTTCACATAGTCACCGATACGCAGGTAGAACGGGCTCTTCGTCGTGAAGGGCAGCTTCAGGTAGTGCTCACCCATTATCTCACGGTGAACAACAGTACCCTCGGGAACCTCGTTGAAGCTCCTGAGCAGCGTTCCGTCCAATCTCCTTAGTTCAAGCACTCCCATATCCTCAGTCTACAAAACTCGTATTCTTGTCAGTTGCCGCCCTGTTCGTCGGGTCCGGCTCGTTCAGCTTCAGGGAGAACTTGGCCATCCTGCCCATGAACTCCGAGAACTGCACGCATGAAACATAGATGAAGCGGAAATACACACCAGGCATGAGCGTGGTCTGCAGTTCCACCTTTCCCTTGGCCAGCACGTTGCAGAACGACTGGTAGCGGCTCAGGAACTCCGACTTCGACGCAGCCGTGAGGTGCATCTGTAGGCTTACGTCCCTGTCTGCATACACCGCATCTTTCATGATGACTATCCTGCCTGCCTTCTTGCGGTAGGTGCTCTCTATCAGCTCCTTGATGGGAGGAGGTGTCATCAGTGCGGCCAGTGAGCTGTCCGTGAGGCTGATGCCCCATGTCGTGTAGGCATCCACATAGCTTCCGCTTGCATTCTTTATGTACAACTGTCCTGCTGGCATATCTTACATATTTTTCGTGTTCTTTACAATGTCCTCGATCTTCTCCTGGAAGTCAAGGTATATCCTCTTCGAATACTTGGCAATGTCCTCGAGGAACGAGTTGCCCTGTATCATCATGTTGCGTATCTCGCTAAGGTAGCTGTTGCATCCCGTCTGGAGCTCTGCCATCGCCACGAGCTGCGAGGTGATGAGTATCACCTGATTGTTGATGCTCTCGCCCGCTATCTGGAGGGCCGTGAACCTTCCGTTCAGCTCCTCGCCCGTGTCCTGAGACATCGAGGCGAAACCTCTCTTGGAGGCTTCCTGAGAGTACTCGCTGCTGCTGCTTGCGCCCGATGCATTGATGATTCCCATGCTGCGCAGATCCTCTATCTGCTTCTGTGCATCCTCCACATAGCCCTTGTACTCATTCTTCAATGACTCCAGCTGATCCTTATACCACTCGTCATCCATGTTGCCCTCTGTACGCTGTCTCTGCATGTCTGCGAGCTTCTGGTACCATTCCTCGAGGCTCTGCTGGAACTGCTTGCCGACAAGGTTGTTGATGACCATCTTGTTGACCATCTTCTGCCATGCGTCGGCAATGTTGTCGAACACATCCTCCGAACCGTCTGCGAGGTCGTAGAGGGATTTCAGGAAATCATCGAACACATTTTCCTTCGTGGTGGTCGTAAGACGCTCATTGAGGGTGTTCTGAATTTCCTCGATGGCCTTGCCAGCCTCTATGTACTGGTCGAGGTAGTTCCTGGCCTCTTCATACAGCGACTGCCAGAACTGGGTGTTTTCATGCTTCAGCTTATCGAGTTCCTTCCAGTCAAGGTCGAACAGCTTCGAAATGTCTCCACCAGCAACGAAGTCAAACCAGTTGGTATGCACATTGTAGACTCCGAGCTTCTTTGCAATCTCGGGATTCGACTTTATGAGGTAGTCCCAACGTGCATCATTGTTAGCATCGTAGCCGTTGGAGTGCGAGAACAGACCGGCACCTGAGCCAGCCCATCCCTCATAGACCTCACGCGCTGCCTGCATGGTGTTCTTCAGCATACCTTCCGTGTACTGCTGAATGTCGATGGCATTCTCACCGTAGGCCTTCTCCATAAGGCTCTTCTCGTACTCGAGGTTATCCTCCCAAGTGTCGAGCAGCCATCCCCACTTGTCTATGGCAGCCTCGTATGCCGAGTTGTCACCGAACAGCCAGTTCGAAAGCCAGTTGCTGTCGAGAAGGCCGAGAGTGACGATGTTGCCTACACGTCCGAGGACTCCCTCGACGAGACCGCCGACACCCTCGAGCACCGAACCGATGACCTTGGCGATATTCTCCGGCAGGTCAAGGATGGTGTCTATCAGATTGCCTATGGCATCGAGGATGCTGTTAATCAGGTCGTCTATCCATCGGAGAGAGATAAGCTCCGTGATGGCATCGAGGATGCCTGTGATGATGTTCTTGATGGCTCCGACAATCTGAAGAATCAGCTTCGGTATCTGTGCCACTATGAGCACGATGCTTCCGATACCCTCGCCAAGGATGCTTGTCAGTCCGTTGCCGATGAAGTTCATGCCCTCACCGATAGCGTTGGAAATGGCTGAGCCAATCTCCTTCGTCGTGCCATCCTGCATTCCTGCAAGGGTGGCATCGAAGTCTCCCTTCAAGGCATCGAAGTTGGATATGGCCACCTTCAGCTCATTGCCGCCCTCTATTCCGTTCAGGCCTTTCAGGTTGTTAAGGAATGTCGAGAGGCTTGACGTATAATGCTCCACCTCATCCGTAGTGTTGTTCAACGCTCTGGCGAAGTTGCCCATAGAGTCCTTGGCATTGGCCGTCTCCTCTCCGAGCTGTTCCGTCTCCTTCTTCAGCTTGTCATATTCCTCCTGACTGATCTCGCCATTGTCGAGCTGGGTCTTCGCAGAGGTGAGCCTTGCCACGGCCTCCTTCTCATTCTCCACGGCCTGGTTGTACTTGTCAACGGAAGCCATGAAGTCGTTCATTGCCGTCTCGAGGTTCTGCCATGTGGCATCATGGTCGCTGCCGAGGAATGTACGCAGTTCCACGATGAGGTCTGCTATCCTCTGCTGCGTATCAGCATTGGCACGTGCGTACTCATCGGTCTGGGTGTAGGCCTTCAGCTGGTCCATGATGGGTTTCATCATCTGCTTGTTCAGGTTGCTGACACCACTGAAGAGCGACTTCCAGTCGATGCCCATAGAAATGGTCTCGAACTGCAGCTTGGCCTCTTCCTGTGCCTGCTCCTTCCTGAGTGAGCGACGTTCACCCTCTGTGCGTGCATCGGCTATCCTCTGGCTGTATTCCTCTGCAAGAGCGAGTTTCCTCTGCTCAAACGAGCCGTACTGCTTCAGGAACTCACGCATCTGACGTGCCTCTTCCTTATAGCGGTCACGGATGGAGCGTTCATAGTCGGCATTCTCCTTGTCTCGGAGTGCCTTCAGCTCCTTTATCTGGTCCTCGGAGAGAGAGACGGCCTCCCAGCCGGCCTTTCCTTCCTCTGTGTCCGAGTACTTCTGATTCTTGTTCTTGTTCTGGTTCTCCCATACGCTCTTGTTGTACGCATAGAGAGCCTTCTTCATTTCCTCCTCCTTGTCACTGATGGCCTGAAGGTTCAGACGATGCTGCTCTTCCTGTGCCTCCCTTTCACGCTCACCGTCATTCTTGATGGCAGCGATACGTGCCTGCTCAATGGCATCACGGGTTGCCCGTGATTGTGCAGCCTGGTATTCCGTCTGCTTGAGGTCGAGCTCGAACTCCTTCTGCCTGCGGTTTGCTGCATCTGTGGCTGCACTGGAGCCTGACTTGCCCGACGTGTTGTAGGCTTTCAATTCCTTGTCGAGGTTAGCGATCTTCCTCTTCAGTTCAGCACCCTTCTTGCCGATGGCCTCCGACTGCTCGAGGGCTTCAAGCTGACCCTGAAGGTTCTTGCGTTCCTCCTCGATGGCCTGTTTGTTCCTCTTCTTCTTGGACTCATTGGCCTTCTTGCCTGTCTCATCCTCGAACTGGAATCTCTGCTCGACAAGCCTGGTGTAGTCATTCAGGTACTTCTCGTTGTTCTTCAGGCCTGTAAGCCATGCTCCCGAGTTGCCGTAGTCGGCAGTGCCACGGAACATTTCCTTAATCTGCTGCTCCGTCTTGGCGCTGATGGTTCCTGTCTTCTGAAGCTCAGTCTGTATCTTGGTGAGCGCATCGGTAGCCTGCTTGCCTCCGACACGGCTGTTGAGAGCGTTCTGAAGCTTCTCTATGCTATATGCGTAGTTCTTGCCGTAGGTGTCCTGAACGTCCTTCAGGGCTGCTTCCCTGCCCCTTGCGATGGATGCCTCCCTTGCAGCCTTTGTGACGGCCTTGTAGGCACCCTCCACATCTTTCAGGGTGGATATTTCATCACTCAGACCCTGCAGGTACTTTCCGTACTGGCCGAGAATCTGATCCTTCACCTTCTTGTATTCCTCCGTGCCTTCCTTGGCATTCCTCAGCTTGTTGAAGAGGGTGTCTATATTGGCACGCTCAGAGGCTATCTCCGACTTCAGGTCCCTTGTGGCCTCGTCAAGTTTCTTCTGAGCCTCAGCTGCCTCGTCCGTTCGGTTGCCGAACAGGTAGATGGCACTTACGAGCGTCATGATACCGGCTGCCACCAACACATAGGGGTTGGCAAGCATCGTGGCATTCAGAGCCTTGGTAGCCTTGTCGAGGACTACCGTTGCGACAGTAGCCTTACCCTTGGCTGCAATCTCAGCCTCCGTGGCCAGAGCGTTCTGAAGGTGTGCCGTCTGCTCCAGGGCTATCCATGTGGCATGGACTTTCTGTATGGCGACATATGCTATCACGGCAGCCTTGTAGCTTCCGTAGATGGCAACGAGCTGCAGGAGAACCTTTCCGATAGCCTCATAATGCTCGACGAGGTAGGACACACCCTTCAGGCCTGAGTTGATGAGACCTTCATTCTGCTGTCCTATGTCGTTGAACATATTGTCGATGGCATCCTGAATATTCGAAATCTGACCCGTGATACTTGCTGACTGCTTCGCCATGAGTCCACCGAACTTGGTTCCTTCCTCAGTCATGCCCCAGATGGCATTCTTGACAGCCTCTGCGCTGACCCTGCCTGCGGTGACGAGTCCGGCCACCTCTTCCTTGGCCACCCCGAACTGCTTGGCAAGCTCCTCGGCCATCGGAATACCTCGACCCATGAACTGACGGAGGTCCATCGTGAACATCCTGCCCTGAGTCATCGTAGTACCATAAAGATATACAAGGTCTCCGAGAGGGATGGAGAGTCCAGCCGCAATGTCACCCAGCCTCGTTATCGTCTCGTTGACTTCCTCTGCCTGAATGCCGTATGCAAGCAGCTGCTTGGCACCCTCTGACACTCCCTTCAGGTCGAACGGAGTCTTGGCTGCCGTCTCCACCAACTGATCCATCAGCTCCTTGGCCTTCTCCTCAGACTGGAGCATGGTTGAGAATGCTATCTCCAGCTGCTGGAACTGACCCCTGACGGTCATCACCTGATTCACGAAGCCCTTGGCCTGGTCGAGCGTGAAGGCAATACCGGCTGCAGCAGCTATGCGCTTGAACATATCCTCTATGCCCATGCCACTCTGCTGAATCTCCCTCGAAGCCCTGTGGACTCCGTCAACGCTCTGGTCGAGCGCCTGAAGGAAATTGCGGTTGTCTCCTACGATGTCAAACTTCAATGCCATTGTTCTTCTCTTTTATCGTGATGGCCTCGCACGTGCGTGTGGGCTGTTACTTTCGTTAACTCGGGCTCATTCCTCCTCGATGGGTATCTCCTTGTTCTTGAAGGCTGCGAGCACCATGTCTGCGTTCTCTGGGTTGCTTGCGTCCACGCCTCCCATCTGCAGGGCAGACACCTGATCCCTCTCCTCGTCGGTGAGGTATATCGACGTCACCTTGTCTGCGAGCATCAGGCGCAGGAACGCATAGCTCCTCTCGTACAGTATCTCGTCGGTGGTGAATCCCATCTCCTTGAGCTGTCCGATGAATGTCCCGAACACTGAGAGTCCTCCGAACGACACGTTGTTCTTGTCGCTCCTGCGCTTGACCTCCATGACACTGGAGAGCCTTTCCCTCTCCTTGTCGATGCCGAGGTGGCTCATTATCTGGTCTGACTTGTCCGACGTGAGACACATGATAAGCATGGTTGCCAGCTCCTCTTCCGTCAGTTCCTTCTCGAAGAGGTTCTTTCGGATGGTGATGGCTTTCTGGTCGTACAGATCCTTATATGTGTTCGGGGCTGTATGGTATGAGAGAATCCTGCAGCATGTCTCCCTGTCCTTCTTCACCAGACGGATGGCTTCCATGTACGGGTTCACCTTCAGGATGGCCTGGTCGATTGCGAGGTTGTCTATCTGCCTCTTCAGCAGGTACATCTTCGCAAGCGTCACTGGGTAGAGATTGAAATGCTTTTTCCCTACGGAGAATCCATAGGGGCGACCGATCACTACGTCTGCGATGTCATATTCAATGTTAGTCTTCTTCTCATCCATAGAGCGGAGAGGTGGAGTCGGACCACCGACCTTGACAATGGAATTGCCACGCTCTGACCAGCTGAGCTATCTCCGCATGCGGAAATTCTATCCTGCCGAACTTCCAAGGGGTGTCTCTCCACACGTCTCTCTAATGAAAGGAGGAATCTTTAGTTTCCAGTGCCCGAACCGCTCTGTGTGGCGGTCTTCTTGACTGCAACGACATCCGTGATGTTGCCGTTATCGTCATGGGCACCCTTGGTCTTGTACCAGTAGTGAGCCATCAGACCGTCCGTAGAGTCACCCTTCAGGGTAATCTTACGGCATACGTTCATCAGCTTGACACCGATGGCACCGACTGTCGGAGGAGTGATGATAACGTCACCGGCATCCTCAGTATAGCCTGGGGTCACCTCTGCCTCAGCACCGATACGACGGTCGAACTCAAGGATATACTTGTCGGGCATTGAGCGAGTTGCCTCTGCCTCACCACCTTCAATGAGGGCTTCCTCGATGCTGCCTTCTTCTACTGACAGACTGGCGGTTCCCTCCTTGATGTCATCATAGGTCTTGGTACCGTCCTTGACCGAGCACTTGCCCCAACCGATAAGCTTCTTTACTGCCATAGTTCTATTCGTTTAAAGTTTTGTATTCTACCTTGTTGTTTATCACATGCTCTGCGGCTCCAGGAACCTCCAGTACCCTCTGCGAGAGCATCTTGAGGGTGTACTCCTGTCCGTAGAACTCTCCAAGCAGGTTGTCTGCGAGTGTGGAGAGAGAGGCTATCCTGAGCGTGTCCTCCTCATCCTGTCCGTCGACGTTGACGTCCCTGACATAGATGTTCACGTTGACGTATGCCGTCTGGACCTGTCCGTTCTCGTTGGCGAGGATGGAGATTAAGATGTCCTCCTTGTCGGAGCCCTTCGGCCTCTTCCTCTTGCTCAGCTTACCGCTGACCGAGCGATGCAGCTCAGATCCCTTGATGAACTTGAAGATGTCCGTCTTTATGTCTTCGTCTGACCTCATAGGGTGATTTCGATTTGCTGGATTTTCTTCTCTGCTTCACGTACAGCCTTCTGGAGGTATCGCTCAACCTCCTGCTTGGCATAGATTTCAGTCGATGCGAGGACGTCCTTCGACTCCATCGCCTCCACGTACTCCGCATATTCCATTGCCGCCACGACTACCAGTGCGTAGGTCTCCGAGTAGCTGCCTGCCAACTCATCCACCATCTTGCGTCCCTTCTGGGCACCTTCGCTTCCGTTGAGCACCGACTGGAACTTGGACTCTATCTGCTTCCTTCCGTATGAATAGATGGCATAGCCGATTGAACTCCTGAGGTTTCCCGTCTGGTCGTACCAGCTCTCACTTCCCGTTCTGTCCTTTATTCTCCTGACACAGGTAAGGCCGAGATAGTTGAGGTTGTACTTGATGCGCTCTACGAGAATTTCCGCAGCTTTTCGGAACAGCTCGTCGATGGCCTTTGTTGACGTGGCAAGCCTGATATCCTTCATACCCACATCTTGCACTGGTGCTGATAAGCGTGGAACCCTTTCACCGTGAACTCCTTCTTCTCCTCCAACATGCCTTTCCCGAAGAAGCTGATGCGTACCTTCTCGCCAGTCCTGAACTCCCTCGTCTTCTTTGGAAGGTAGATGGTATAGCTGTATGCTGTCTTCGTGCCGTCAGGAAGTGCTATCTCCCTTGCCTCTCCGGCTGGTACGGCATCACATCTGCACAGCTCTTCCCATTCCTCAGTACCCTTGTGGAAGTCACCGTTCTCGTCCTCGTATGCCTCCCTGACGGAAAGCACGGAGAGCTTGTGGGGCATCATCTTCAGTACGGGCATGTCAGCAGTTGATATAAACGGTCGGCTTGGCCTCGGCTTCTACCTCCTCCTCACCGATCTCATCATAGATATTGTTGGCTATCTTCAGAAGCCTCTTCTTCGACTCGTCGGAGAGAGAGCCCACGCTCTTGTCGGCTTCCGAGAAATTCACGGTCTGAACCAATGCAACGAGGCAGTCGGCATAGCATCCCTTGAAGGATTTCGACATGGCCGTTTCGTGGTCGTACTCGCTGTCTCCAGTGAGACCACGGGCTATCATCTTGTTCTCCACAAGCCCTTCGGGCATCGGGTAGATAATCTCATCGAGGAGCGCCTGCCTGACTGTCTTCATCGCTTGTTAATGGTTAGGCGGTTTGAGTCACTGCGATCACTGCGCTGCGGCTGCCTACGGTAACGGTCACGTTACCTGAGCGCTCTGCAGCACCCTCACCGCTGTTGGCTGCAACCTTGACGGTCACCACGCCATTGGCGATAGAGGCGGTAATCCATTCCTTGTCGGCAGCTACTGAAGCGGCTGCGAGGTTGTCCTTGTCGTTGCTCGACACCTTCACGGTCTTGCCAGTCTCGTCAGCGGCAGCTGCGAATGACAGGCTCTTCGGGCTCAGCTTCGGAACATAGATGACATCCTTGCGGAATGCAGTCTCTTCCTCGTCGCTCAGGCCGTTGAATGCCTTGATGACATCATTGTCACTTGCCTTGGCAGGAACGTTCTGGCCGAGGGCCTTCAGCTTGGCGATGGCCTCGAGCTTGCTGTATGTGAAGCCTCCGATGGTCACGAAGCTGTCCTCAACGTCCTCCTCCTCGGCCTTCGGGTCGATCTCCTCGGCATCAGTGATGTCGATAGTGAGAATGTTGTCAACGTTCTCGATGACAGGGATGACAAGTGCCTCACCAGTAGTATGCTCGATGAGGGGCTTAGTGGTAGAGAACTCCGAAATCAGCTTGTACTCGTCGATGGTAGCGTACTGGACACCGGCAACGGGATGGCTTGCCTCAGCAAGTGTACCCCATACAAGCGAACCGACCATCGTAGAGGTCAGGAACACCAGCTTGTTCGGGTTGAACGGCTTAACAGGTGTGCGCCTGCCGTTCTTCTCGAAGTACACGGTACGGTCGATCTTCAGGAACTGAGCACCACCGAACTCCGTAGCGAAGGCATCGTCGAATGCCTCTGCAGGAGGAATGGGGAGCTTCGTGTCGTCCGTGTACGACATATCCTTAGCGTTGGCGACGAGCTCGCGTGCCCAGCGCTCCTTCTTCATGTTACGATAGGTCGACAGGGCGATGGCGATAGTGGTGATGGTGATACCCAACTGCTCAGCCTTTGTGAACACACGCTCGATGTCCTCACGGCTGACGTGGCCCTTCACCTCTACACCGAAGTGGTTGCCAGGGAACTTCTCGTAGCCGAAGCTGACACGCAGTGCGGTACCAGTGTTCTCCTCATCGGGAACAGCCATGACACCGTCAGAGAGTGCGGTCAGGAAGTTGGCCTCGTTCTTCTCGTCGATACCAACAGAGCAATAGACAGAGTCGTTTGCGAACTGCTGGATGATGCGCTGACGCTGAGAGGCAGCAGCAGCCTGGTTGCCGACGGCCACCATTGCCTGATACTGCGCATTCATGATGTTCAGGGTGTTGATGTCGGTCTCACCCTTCTTCTTCTCCATACCAATCTTTGGCAGCTTGCCGTTCGACGTAGCGATAGAGTCACGTCTCTTAATGGGCAGGGGAGAATCCATGGCCACCATGTCAGCAGCTACATACACCGTATTGGCAGAGGTACCCTCCCACTTCTGATCGGCACTGTACACAGGGTTCAGCATCGTCTTGTGGAGGTAGGTCATGGCCTGGCCGTTGTTGACCTTCGTCTTCACGTAAAGCGACAGCTTCGGGAAGAGAGCCATGACAAACTGAATAAACAATGATTCTTGCATATCCTTATCTTCTGTTTATACGTCGTTTCTGCAACTTAGTCGTGCATGAACACGAGTCCGGGAAGTGCAGTCTTCAGGTCGGACTTTATATCACTCACTGGGTAGGGGCTGGCCACATCGTTCACCTCGCCTGCGTACATAATACCTACGAGAGGATAGTCAACAGGCTTGGTGGCTACGACTACACCAACATACTCGTACCCTTCAGGGAGAGAGGCATAGCTCTTGCCGTCCTCAGAGACAGGCATAGGCTTGTAAAGCGTCTCGTCCTCAATGCTGCGGATAACAACGTGACCGGCCTTGATGCACTTCTCCGAAGCGGGGAAATCGCTCATGTCAAGGGTACGACCGCCATTGATACCTGCACCATACTTGCGGATGATGATGCTGTCATTGGCTGACAGGATCTTCATGCCTTCTTGGTTCAAATTAGCTTGTGCGCCCATAATCTTTTACTTTTACTTTGTTGTTTGTGGAGTTCCGCCTGCCATAGCAATGATAGCTTCGTCAGACATCACCTCCGGCTTGTTTTGAGTCTCTGGGTTCTTCTTACCTCCACCGCCAGGCACGTCTCCGAGCTTGCCGAGGCCCTCGTTAGCACGCTCCTGATTGAGGTCGTCCAAATCCTTCTGCACCTCGTCGAGATAATCATCGAAAGCTTCGTCATCCTTGAAGGTCATCAGGTCGAACTGCCTGAGTGCGGCCTTGCCGAACGTGCCTGTGTTCTCCACCAGCTTCTTCAGCCTTGCACGTCTCGTCTCGTTGACACGGTCGCCCTGCATGCCGGCAATCGTCTTCTGCAACGCTTCGATGGATTCGTTCTGCTTCTTCAGAATCTTCAAGAGTTCACTGTCCTCCGACTTAGTGCTGCGGTTTTTCTTGCCCTTTCCTTTCGGCTGACGCTGGTTCTGTCGGTTGACGTCATCGGGGTCGTCATCATCATTGACATCATCATCGTCGATCACATCATCATCGTCATCGTCCTGCTGGGTCTGGCGACGCTGCAAAGCTGTTTGGATAGAGCGTTGAGCCACGGACTGGCTCACTTCTAAGAACGGGAGTGCCGCATCAATCGCAGCTTCTGCTGCAGCGTCAACGTCCTCGTCCGAGGCATCTTCTTCGAGTTCCAGATTCTTGTCAATCTTGATAGCAAGACTCTCTAACTCCTTACGATTGAGACCGATTGCCTTAGTCTTCGTTCTCAACAGGGTGAAAACCCTTCTCTGTCTCTTGTTCATTGAACTACAAATTTAGATGGTTACTACTCTTGCGTTGCGATGAACGCATTGCAGGTACCTTCCAAAAGAGCAGGGCCTTCATTTTGCGCATCTGCATACGCTTTCTGCCACAAAATTATCAATTCTTATTCAAATCTGCTTGATTTTCAAGCATAATTTTTCTAAACTCGCCTGTTTTTGTATCTACCTTTGCACATTCTCGAAAACTTTTCCTAACTTTGCGGCATGAAGAAAATCATATTTATATCCATTCTCGTCATCCTGACGGCCTGTGGAGGAATCAAGACAGGCTCGAAGGTGAAAGTCAAGACCAACTGCGTCGGCTGCTATAGTGAGAGCTGTCTGGAGCAGCTGACATATCATGCAACCAACAAGAATGCTGCGGAGTTCGACAGCATGGTGGAATCCGACAGCACAATCCTTCTGTTCAACGGACAGCTTGGCACAATCCTTCAGGTAAAGGACTGGAAAGTCCAAGTTCGGCTTTCTTCAGGCAGGGAAGTATGGGTTCTCGATAGGCATTTGAAAGAGGTCGATTAAACACTAAATTAGGGGTCTAAGAACTTGCTTAGGCCCCTAATTCTTTACAGGTGGATAGTTGTGAGGGTAGTCAGCACATTCGCAGTAGGAACTCCTCCATTAAGTCCGGCTCTATTCCCATGTCCGCCATCAGATCCTCTACGTCCTCTATGTCCAGTCCCTCATCGGACATCATGTCCAGTCCGAGCTGTGCCTGCTCATCTATTATCTTGTCAGCCTCCTCTTCGGAAATCTCGAGACTACGGCTTACACTCTCAGTCAGTCCTAACATATCGTCCTCCTTCCTTAGATGCTGGTTACACATGTGATGGCAGACTCGTTCAGACGGAAGGCGAACTTTCGCAATGCCTCTCCGACCTTGTAGATGGTCTTCTTCGTGATTTCCTCTCCGACAGGTAGTCCGCACTCCGATCTCCAGAAGCTGCCGAGCCTGCGCTCAGTGATACCTTTCTTGCCTCCGAGGACTCCCATAGCCGACTCGAAGCTCTTCCATCCGAAGCCGTCCTCCTTGACCATCATTGAGGTCTTGATGAAACGCTCCGTGTCGCTAATCTGCTTGAACTCCTCCTTGACGATGCAGTAGCGTGTGAGAGCCTTGTTGCCTCTCTCCAGCAGGGTCTCTATCTGTGCCGTGTCAAGTGTCTCTCCCAGTATGAACTGGTGCTCAGGCTCCTCGACCTTCACCTCTTCGGGTGCAGGGATGCCGAGGGCTTCCTCCAGCTCTCCTGACTCCTCCGATGTGATGGTTTCCTCGACAGGCTCGAGAGTACCTTCTTCCTTGATACCCTCATCCTCTGACCTCTTCTTCCAGTAGGTCACAAGGGCGGTAAGGCTGCGCTTGCCTGCCACGTTCTCATACTCCTGGAACAGATCCTTGTTCAGCTCCATTGCCTTGTCAAACTCATTTTCAGCAAAATTCTTCGTGATTGCTGCTTTCAACTCTTCTTTCTTCATTGCTCTTAATTTTTAAATAGGTGAATACTATGTTTCTTATAACTCTTATCTTCTTAAAGGTCACCACTTCAATTCAACTTCAACGAAATCGCAGTTTGTCCAGTCCTCGATGGCCATGCAGTCGAAGGCTCCATACTCTACGATTTCGAGTTTATCATCCTGTATCTCATACAGGTGTCCGTTCCACTCATGACCGAACTGGTTAGTGACATCCTTGAACATGATGGCCAACTGCTGGTTGCCCTCATCGACAAACACCCTGAAATCATCGTGCGTCTGATTCAGGCCTTCATAGACCTTGGCATCCGAGATTAACCCTTCGATCATGCTCTTTACTTCTTTTTCCAACTGATTTTTCATTGCTCTTCTTGTTTAATAATGTTTCTTATTTTATAGTGTAAAGGTAGTCATTTTTTTGCAAATGACCAAACGTTTTTCAAAGTATTTTTCGGCTAACAATCTGGTTTTCAGAATGTTTAACTTTTGCCGTATGGCCGTCATTTTCGGACTCTATACGGATTGATGACGTATGTGTGCGTCAGCTTGGCGAAGGGATTGAACTTCGTCAGCTGTATCATATCAATCTTCGACTTGTAGCAGTCGTTATCTACAATGTCGTACAACATCTTCTTCTTGGTGTCGTACAACCATTTCTTGTCATATTCTTGGAACCTTACCTTCATACTTACAATCCTTTCAGTAATTTCTCGTTCAAAACATCCGATACCCATCCACCGTAGCTTGGCGAATAGTCCTGCCACCAAACCTTCGGGAACACACCATTTCCTTTCTTCCTCAGCTCAGCGTAGTAGGATTTGAGCCATGCCCTCTTCTCCGATGAAGTGGCTGCCCCATCAGCGATCTTCTTCATGGTTTCCATAAACTCGTCAGGCATGGAAATCTTTTCCCACCACCTGTTCTTCGGGTCGGCCAACCTCTTCGTGAGGCCATCGATGTAGAAATCCCCAAGCAAGTCCAAATCTCCGTCCGTCAGCGAATGGGCATATTTCGAAGCCTTTCCTTCATAATTTGTAAATCCATCGGCAAGATACTTTAGTCGTGTGTCATATTCACACGGCAATACCTCAATATCCAGACCCTGTTTCTTTAAGAGCTTGGTCAGAGAAGTCATCTGCTTTTTCGATTGTACGAACACTGCATCAACATCTTCTATACGAAGGACACCATATATCTGCGCCTCCACATAGGTAGATGTTTGAATTTCCGATAGCTTCGTTGCTGACGTCAGTTTCTCGATAGCCACCTCTCCATCCCTCGAATGAGACAGAATGCCGAGAGAGAAATTAGCGTCCGGCTGATCCAACGGTACAGCTGGAGAGGACATGCTATATCCCATCCTTCCCTTCAGAAGCCTATTGCCATCATATGAGTCACCGCACGTTATCGATGTTCTTCCACGAACAGAAGCGTCCCTAAACCTCACATAGGTATCTCCATATCCAAAGCTGACGATCTGCTCATAGTCCATAGTCTCTCTTCCTGCCACGAACCCATACTTTGGCATAACATCATAGTCTGCATCCGAAAGACCAAACATGATACGCTCCTTTGTTGCACGTTCTTCTCCTACAGTCTTAAACGTACCCTTTCCTGTTTCAAGAGAGTTTTTGAACTTGCCATCACCTTTGAGAATCTGCTTTTCGAACGTGCTTGAATCAAGGCACATATAGACACGGCTTTCATCGGCTATGGACTGAAGCTTATCCTCAATCTTATCTATGCCTCCAATAGCGTCAAAGAACTCATCGTATGACCGATAGCCATATCTTATATAAAACTCCTCCAACGACTCTACGGAATTGAGATAACGTACAATTTCATCGGCATTACATGGCAGAGTTCCCATTTTTGGCATTCGCAGCTCTATCGGTTTGCGGACAAATCCCGAACGCTCCTGGAACTTTCTTACTTGGTCCTCAAACACATATATAGACTTACCCTTGGCATAATCTTCCATGTATGCAAGGAAATATTCTCCCATCTGCTCCTCGACCATTCCTCTTGCGTTATCATCAGCAAGCATTTCAGCAAGACGCTTGATGTTCACTTGGAATGACCTGAACTGCTCCTTGTTCTCAATTTGGCTTTCAGCTTTTGAAACCAACTCGTCAAATTTCTCCCTGTATTTCGATGGAAGTCCTTCCGGCATAGCAAGAAGGTCGTAAGAACTTTTACCTCTAAAGTTCACATACTTTTCATTGTCCGTGTACCAGTAGGGGAGGGAACCATTCTCCGCAGCCTTGTCAATGCGCTCTGCATTATCCTTCAGCCAGTCGGTGAAGTTCTTAGGAGGCTCGGCAATCTCAGGTGCATCCTCATCGTTCCAGAACTGCTCCTCAGTCTTGAGGATTGGGATGACATAGCACATGCAGTTCGGGTGCCAGCCCATGAACTTGAAGTCCTTCGGGTACTTGCCTGCAAGGTCGTCGCAGATGTCCGGCACATGACGGCCATTCTGAGTCAGCTTCACCTCATAGCCCAATACAAAATCAAACTGCTTCCAGCGTTCCTGCTCAGCAGTCCTGTAAGCCATGTTTATCTCCGACCTCGCCAGACGGATGGAGCGGTACTCGCAGTCCTGACACTTGACGGCCTTTCCGAACTTCTCCTTGTAGTCGTGCTTGAGTGATGGAAAATCCTGCAGATACTTACTCAGGCGCTTAGACAACTTGACGGCAGACGTACCCTTCTCGATGGCAGACGAAATGGCATACTCCATTTCCTCCTTGTAGTTCTTCGACTGGTTCCAAAGTCTTTCCGAGAGACCGAGGCCGTTCTCCTTCCTCTGCTGGAATGCCTTCAGCGCATCGTTGTTCGACTGGTAATAGACACGGTGCTTCTTGCCGTCCTTCTTCACACCATAGAACTTCAGAACCTTGTCCGCAAGCAGATCCTGCATGAGGTTGCTCTCCTTCCATTCCTGTGACGTACCCGAGAAAATGACAGAGCGCAGGTCGCTAACGAAAGCAGCCTGCACCTCTTCGAACTTCTTCTTCGTCAGGGGGTAGTCAGAGAAGCTGAACGGCTCCGTGCCGTCATATCCCGCCCTTACTACGGAATTGGCAATCTCCCTATTCAAGGTATCATACACCAACTGCACCCTGTCCGCATAACGTGCCAGACGGATGGAGTGTGCTCGCCACTTGGCTTTCTGATTGATACCTTTTGGTCTTGCCATTTCATTCCTCTGTAAAATCAGGCTCCGGCATACTTATCAGACGATAGGCCTTCACGGTACTCTCACCGTCAAGGATGGCATGGCACAGGCGGTGGTTGCCGTCTGCTACCTGTCCGAAGTCATCAAGTATTATCGGGTTGTTCTTATAGTCTGCCTCGAGAGTCCTCTTCATCTGCCAGCAGAAATCATCCATGTTATTCAGGTCGAAATACCTGTTGCTCATGTCATATGCGGCTACTGGATAGTCGAACGGCTCAAGCTCCTGGTCCTGAACCGCCTTCAGGAGAGTGGTGGCCATCCAATACTTCTTCCCACGATGGTAACGGCTCTCCTCGAACTTAAACTTGCTGAACGCTATTACTGGTGGCATCTTGCTTCCTTGGTTTGAAATGTTCCTTGCATGCCTTCTGGCTGAGCAGTACGCATCTTGACTGAGTCCAGTACGGACATGTGCCGAGTGTCGGCTCTCCTTTGAGAGATAGGAGGTTTGATGGTTCCCACACCTCCGTGCAGTTGGCACACTCCCTGCAGAAATGCACGACGGCCGGCTGCTTCGGCTCAGGATTTTTGTTTGCACCCCTTCCTGCCATGACACACTCATTCTATCGGTTGACTATTCAGCGGACGCTCCTCCGAAGATGTTCTGGACACGGCTCTCGAGCGATTCGTTCTGCTCCCTGTTATACTCCTCGTATGCTGCATCAGGGTCTTCCGAGACACCTGCCTTGCGGATGGATTCAAGATGTCCGACAAGAGGCTTGTCGCCATTGGCTTTCATCCACTTCTCAATCTCGTACTTCTCGTCGTTCTGTACGAACGGAGTGATGATGTGCTCGATGTCCACATTGTCAATCTCATTTGCCCATTTGACATTCATCTTCTTCAGGAAGGCCTTGATAACATTGCACTCACGCTCAAGGAACTCCACCCAAGGTCCTGCCTCGTCACCGATCTTCAGGTGCGCATCCGTGAACAGGGTCTGCCTTGCATCATAGCCGATGCTACCGAGTCCCTTCAGGTTGTCGAAGGAAACGTCCGGCATCTGTGCCTGCATGAAGAACAGCTTTATCAGCATGTCGATATGGTACTTCAGGGCTTCCACCGATTGGTTCCATGACACGTAGGACACATCACCGCCATTCTCCATGCGGAAGGCACGACGTGACTCTCCCTTGGCCTCCTCACCCTTTATCTCTCCTGAAATCTTCAGGACAGGTGCGGAGTTGTACGCAATGACATCGCTGTTGCGGGAGAGGGTGTACTCAATCTCCTCACGCAGGTATGTCAGCCCGTGATACACAGGGGCGGGCCTCCAAAGGTATGCTCCTGGAATCTTCTCGATCTCGATGGAAACGCTGCCCACCGACTCACCTTCCTTGGAGCCTTCAATGGCTACTGGAGACCATCCGTCAACGCTGTTGCCGTCCTGTCTCCACTTGTAGTGCTTGTCTGCCGTGAAGGTCTCGAAGAACGTCACGTCTGTGTTGTCGATCTTCTTCTTGTACTCGATGGACATGGCTATCATGTCATCCATTTCGTCGAGCAGGGGATAGAGTGAATAGCCCTCCATCGGAGAGTACGTCTTGCATTTCAGCTTGTACGGGCTGTTGAAGCCGTAGAGAGTGTTCGGCTTGTCCACCGTGTACCATATCGTGAATATCTCGCAGCAGGCATAGTATGCAAGGCCTCGCTTGAGGTTCACGGCATCGATACGTGCATGCTTGTAGATGGCTTCAATGGCATTGGCAATCTCCTGTCTTGTCTCGTTATCGTCAATGTTCGAATAGTTGCGCTTCACGGGGAGAGAGAACGTGTACTCGTTGTATCTACGGCACAGGAGCTTCTCCATACCGACATAGATACGGCTTGCGTACTCCATGACACCGTCAGAACGCTGCCTGTCCTTGCGTCCCAAGATGTCGCCGACGATCTTGTGCATGGTAGGCTCGTAATCCTTCAGCAGAACATCCCAACTGGGGACCTCCACTGACTTCTTCTTCAGCTTGGATATGATGGTTCCAGCCGAATCACCATTGAAAATTTCATCTAAAGGCATGCTCAAAAAAGTGTTATAACGCTGCAAAGATATAAAAAACGCTTGAAAATCAAGCATTTTTTCTGAAAAATTTGCTAAATTCCAAGCGTTTTCACTTCTTTTTGTATGTCTGCGGCCTTCAACCGCTGCTCAATTCGGCATATGCCTGCTTGAACTGGACAGACCGTCTGAGCTGGTTCATGATGTCCTGCTTCTTCTTGACGATGTACTCCAGACCTGCGAATCGGTACGGCACGTAGTTGTACCCATCTCTCCTGTGCGTCTCGATATACCATCGTGAGCCGACGAAGTGCATTGCCCCGTTCCACTCGTCCATCAGAGCCCTTCTCGTTGCGGTCAGCCTGAACTCTCCGCTGTCGCTGTAGATGCAGAGTTTCTTTCCCGTGTTCTCGAATACCTTGCCCATAGCTAATCGTCTATCTCGTTTATCTCGGTGTAGAACTCCGTCACACCATGCTCCTTCAATCGCTCGTCTGCGAACTCCTTGAGAGATTTGGCTGCCTCATCGTCATAGCCGACCTCATATCTGCCAGACGAATACCATACACCACCACCCTGATAGTCGAACTGCTCCCTGAGTGCAGCGTCCCAGTTGAGGTGATAACTTGCGAGAGCTTCCTGCTCTGCCATTACATGGATTTCAACTTGTAGTCTCATATCTTCATTCATTTAAAGGGTTTCCGAAAAACCTATGCCTATCTTCACAGACCAGCATAGGGGTCTTCATCTATTGAAGAGCAATCAATTTGCTCTAATCGCGATTATATATCGTACTTCTCCCTGAGCCAGTTGCTCAGCTCATAGGGGTCAAGGCCGAGGTGCCTGAAGTTCTCGAAACAGTCCTTGCAGGCATTGTGCACCTTGAACAGCCTGTCGATGTCATCATAGCCGAACTCGTCCCTGAAATCCTCTACGCTCATGTCTCCTCCGATGGCATCGCTGCAGAAGCACTCAAGGGCTTCACGCAGATCCTGGGCTCTCATCTTCTTGTCCCTCTGCCAAAAGTCCGACCTGAAAATCCTGTCACCTCCCTTGCCTGACACGGCTATTGACACCTTGAAATGACTACGCTTGTTACCACCGAAGGGAGGGGTGTCGTAGCCGACATATCGGCTGCTGACCTCAATTTTCTTATTCTTCCATTCTACTACAGTCTTCATTGCTCTTATCTTTTATGGTTCGTAAAAATCAGCATCCACCACCGTTGCAGCCAGCCCGAACTCTGGGTAGCTGCAGAAGTATGGCTCATTATCCTCATCGTCCGAATGCCAGTCAACGACGCAGCCGTTCGGACATTCACGCTCCAGGAACTCATTGACGTTCTGTTCATCCTCGTCAGAGAGGCCACTGAAATCCCCATACTCGATGGCACATATAGCATACTCAGGTATCTTGAACTTTCCCAAATGCTTCATGACTCTTCCTCCTTCGCTACGAATACAAGCTTGCAGAACTGCTCCCTTGCAAAACGCTCATGCAGTCCTGTCGCCTTCACTATGTTCCCTATAACGTCAAGTACATCTTGGTTCTTCTTCCAACCTTCCTTGATGATGTCGATGATAACCTGTCTCATATCGTCCTCCTTTCTTACTTCATTTCTTCCATTTCTGCGAACACGCTGTCTACGAAGTCCAGCTGTGCATCGAAGTCTCTCCATACCTTCTTGTGAACGTCCACCAACTCATAGTGGCTGTGGAGCATTGCGTTCATCATATCCTCGAACGCATCACCGGTCTTCACGAAGCCCTCATCGAGGACTCTCACCTCCTTCTTCTTCGGCAGGTACTTGCGGAGGGTGTCGAACATCCTGTGTGCCAGACTCAGGTTCTTCTTCGTTCCCTCGAAGATGCCGAAAATCACGGTGCTTACTCCATCGGTCGTGATGGTGTCACCCTCTTCCCAATCGAAGTGGTGTTCCCTCATTCCGATCAACTCTCTACTTTCGTTGTAGTAAACCAAAAACTTCTTAACTTCCTTCATTGCTCTTGTCTTTTTAGATGAATACTATGTTTCTTATAACTCTTATGCTTCTGCTACTCCTCTTTCCTTCAGCACTTCCGAATAGACGTTTGCCGTCTCAACCAGTTCCTCGTGGTTCGGGACCTTTGCGGTGTAGAGGATTCTCATTGCCTCCCTCAGTTCTTCGTTTGAACGATTTCTGAGCTGCTTTTTCAATTCTTCTTTCTTCATTGCTCTTCTGTTTTTTATGTTTCTTATTTATAGTGTAAAGGTAGTCATTTTTTTGCAATTTTCCAAATTTTTTCGTGCCTTTTTTCAAGCTAACAACTTGATATTCAGAATGTTTAACTTTTTCAAAAGCACACAAAAAAATAACCAGCCCATAGTCTCACGACTTGGACTGGCAAGAGCAATGAATCTGCTGAAACGCAGCTTCATTATAAGAAACGCTGCAAAGATAGGCAATTTTCCCGAAACAAACAAGTTTTTTAGAGGAAATCTCCGAAAATCTCGCTTTCCTGCAGTGTCTCGTAGTCCCTCGGGTAGAACGTGTTGGCCACCGAATCGAGGTAGTCAGGAGACCTTCCGAGGCGCTTCTTGATGTCATCCTTGCTCTCTATGATGATGCTTCCGCTGCTCTGGAACTTCCAGTGCACCTCCGTACACTCCTGCATAAACAGATCGTTTGGCGGTACGGCAGGCTCGAAGCCGTTCTTCGGGTTCAGCCAGTCCCTGACAGCCCAGTACAGGTAGGCACGCATATTGGCGAACGTATAGACCTCCGTGATGTCATGGAGGCCGTTGGCATTCTCCGAGAACTTGCACGAATAGGCATAGTCGTAGCCGAGTTCTTTCAGCCTCGAATAGACACCTGCACCCTCACCGATGGTATCGATGAAGGCCTTCGTGCCTTTCTTGACGAGGTAGTTGGACACCATGCCTGCGACGTGCATGTGGTCTGCCACACCAGCGGAGTTGTGGACTTCGAACTCTCCGAGGTAGTTACCGTATCTCGGGGACAGGACGGACGAGTCTCGACCCATACCGGCCACGTCGACACCGAGTCTGCATTTCTTCTTCGTGGTGAAGCCCTCCTCCTGAAGCTCCAGCCATCGTCTGTTGGCAATCTCCACCCATTCGTATGGTATGAGCACGTCCTCCGCCACCTTCGGGAACATTCCGAGAACCTTGACACGGAAGAGGTCGTTCGGTCTGTACCAGCGTCCTTCCCAGAAGAAGTCTCCCTCTCCCTCGTTGACATCTTCCTCCCTGATGGGGATGCACCAGTTCTCGACCTTATCCTTCACCCATTCATAGTCCACCTGACCTGGGATGACGTTCTTCTTCCTGACAACGTTCTCGGCATTCAGGGAGTTGAGCCTGAATTTCTTGAAACGTGCCGACTTCATGGCATTGGCCGCATAGCCAGTAGTTACGTTCGGGTTGAACACAAGCAGCAGTCGTGAGTTGCCCTGCAGGTTACCCTCGATGGCATTGTAAATAGTCTCCGAGATACCCGATGCCTCCGTCACCACGAACATCGTGTTCACGGCATGGAATCCAGACCATGCCTCCGTATTGTCCGCACTCGACTTGAAGCCTGTCAGGAACCATTCCTCATACTCCGTTCGTATGTCATAGCCGACAAGACGGCCAGGCAGCACCTGAGCGGCCTTGTAGAGACGTCTGACCTCAGGAACCATGATGTTCCTCACCTGTCGGTCGGTAGGAGCCGTCATCGCAATCTTGGTATTCTTCACCAGACGGCCGTCCTTCCATCGGGGAGTGAGGTACATGAAGCACAGGCATGCGACAGCGGCAATATAGTCCTTGCCTCGGGCTGTACCCGAAGCTACGGCAACCATGCGTTCATTCTGTATGGCTCGCAGGATTTCCTTCTGCTCTTTGTCGAGACGAGCGTGGAGCACTTGCTTGGCGAATAAACACCAGTCCTTGCGCCACGCTCGCATCTTGTTATGTCGCTTGTCGGAACTACCCATTACTCATCGTCATCGTCATCATCCTCCGTTTCCTGCATGAGCTTTTCGAATTGGTTGATGTTCACGTCGGTCTCCGTCTTCTCTACATAGCCCCTCTTCTTACCCTTCGTCTTCAGGAAGAATATCAGGGCCTGCAGATCATCGTTCTGGATATGCTCCTTCAGCTTGCTCTCTGCCCAGTCGAGGACAGCCTCCTCTGCCTCCTCCAGACCCTCTGCGAGCTTCTTCTTCTTCTCCTTCCATTCGTAGAAAGTCTTACGGGAGATATTCAGGGCAGCACAGGTTGCCGTGATGTTGCAACCCTTCTTCTCGTACATCTTTACGATGTCCTCAATCGAAATGTTCTTTGCCATATCTATCCTCTTGCTGATTTCAAAATGTTCATGATGGTGTCCGCATACGAAATGTTCTCCGTCAGAAGCAGGCATTTCGAGAAATGAGCCGACGGACCGAGGCCGGGCAGCAGGTTCACGTCGATGAGGTACACATCACCTCTCTCCGTGAAGCGGAAGTCTATCCTCGCATGATGCCTGATGCCGAGTAATCTGAACACCTCCCTGCTCATGGCGCAAGCCTTCTTGCCTACAGATCCTCTCAGTGCATAGCAGTACTCATTGTAGTCGAACTTGCCCTTGTGCGTCTGAATGGAGCCCTTCGTCTCACAATCGACGGCAATGGCATGGGCATACACTACGCTGTTCTCAGGATTGTAATAGCAGGCTACAGTCGCATCATTTCCATCGATGAACTCCTCGATGATACTCTCATAGCCCAGTTCCTGCAGCCGCATGACCTGAAACCTGACATCTTCCTTGCTGTGGCATATATTGTGTTCCGTAATGCCGAAGCTCTCGCTTCCGTAACGAGGCTTGACGAAATACGTGCTTCCCGGCTGGAGGTTGTCGATGCTGTACTGTCTCGGCACCTTGATGCCATGCTCGAAGAGAAAGCGTCCCAGCTCTGCCTTGTCGCTTGCCTGCTGATAGACCGAGTAGTGCTCTGCCGTAGTGGCCACACCCTTACTCTCTATCGTCTCGATGAGCTTCCTGCTTGCCGTGCGTAACAGCACCAAATCACCATATCTGATGAAGTCGAGAGGGTCATCCTCGTCCACTACAGACAGGCTGATGTTCTCCCTGCCTATTACCTCCCTGTAATACTGGAAGACTGGAGGGATGGCATACCCCTCCATTTCGGCCTTGCTTACTATCGTCCAGATCATTCCTTGCCCTCCTTCACTTCCTCAAGCCTCTCCTTGGCCAGCTCCAGCAGCTTGGCGAACGTGATGGATGGCGACTTGATGTTATACTGGTTGCCGATGTCCTGCTGCAGCTTCAGCAGAAGCATTTCGTTGGTCTGGTCTGCGAGAATGAGGGCATCGCTCTTCTTTGCCTGCTCACGTATGTCCCCGTACAGCTCGTCAAGGTTCTCGAACGAGTTGGGGTAGAGTATTATCGTGAACACGAAGTTCTCCTTCAAGGCGAAGATGCTGATGCCGTCCGTGCTGACGGGAGCCACCTCGTCGATGTTGATGTGGGCGAACTTCTTGAAGTCTATGCTCTGAATCTGCTCGAACAACTTCTTCAGGATGCTCTTGTTGTCCTCTCCGTGCAGCGAGTTGTGAGACAGCTGGATGGCTATAATCTCATCCTGAGACAGCTCATCCTCGTCACACCAAAGGATGCCGATCTTGGCGAAATGGTTCTTCTTGCATGCCCTGAGCCTGTGGTGGCCGCTTATCATGCCGAACCTTCCGTTCTTCTTCTTGTAGCAGCACGGGACACTGCTCAGTCCGGACTTGCCGATGTTCTCACACAAGGTGGCGAAGTCCTCTCCAGTCATTTCATTGGCGTTCAGTTCCGCCTCGTCGATGAGGTTGATGTCAACCACATCGTACTTCCATCTGTCTTCAATTTCCATTATTCAACATTTTACGATATTTCTCTATTACCTCCTTGTTGGTGGCGAACTTGCCCAGCTGTCCCTCGTATGCGAGGTATGAGGTTGTGCAATGCTCCTTCACCTTCGTATAGACACCCCTGTACTTCATACTGACAGGCTTGTGCGTATAGGCACATGATATGACCTTCTCGCACAGCTTGTGCATCCTTCGTGAGAGTTCCTTCTGCACACCGGCCGTCTGTATGCAGAGCAGTATCAGCTTCGCCAGTCGTGGGATATTGTTGTTCGTGCAGAAATCCGTCAGCTGGAACAGGTCGTAGCCCTTGTGCTGAGGAAGCGTGAAGCCGAAGCCTCCGAGGGTGTACTTCTCGTACATCACGACGAAGGCATAGGTGCACATGCTGCACTGGTCGACCTTCTTGATGTACTTCTTCTGAAGACAATGGAGTGACGATGAGCTGACCCTTACTATCTTCAGGCTGTTCGGGTTGTCGATGACCAGGTCATCAGGCGGGACGATCTCGTTCACCTCCACATGGTTCGACTTGTATGACGTGCTGACCTGATTCTGGTTGCTCGGCTTGTTGCAGTACAGGAAACGGCCTGCAGACCACCTGTCTCCGCTTGACGAGTCCCACATGGCCAGCTTGTGCATGTTACGCAGGTACGGGCTGTTGCTGAAGTAATAGAAGTATGACTCCTTTGGCAGGGACTCTATCACCTCGTAGTAGTCATTGCGCTTGCAGTTGAACTCCATTTCCAAGTCGCTGTTCTCCGCTATCAGCTTGAACGTTCGCTTCTGCGTCTTGTCCTTGCCGTAGTTGAAGAATATCACGCTCTTCTGAGGTATGGCATCCTGAAGCGTTCCAACATGGTACTCGCAGGTGGTCAGCAGCTTCATGAGACGTTCGCAGCCCTTCTCCGTCTTCTCGATGGATTCCTTGGCACGTATCTTGACCGACTCGATGACAGCCTCGTTCCTCTTGGAATCGCTCATTGAGAACTTCTGCAGTTTCTCCGCATACAAGGCAATCGCAAGCTGCCGTGACGGGGTTTCGTTATTATAGTCCTCCAGCCATGACAACTTCTCCTTGTACTTCAGCGTTATCTTGCCGTTGGCTATCATCCACAGCAGATGGCAGTACGGGTCCTGGGCATAGATGGAGAGCTTCACCTTGTCCATAAAGAACAGCTCGTAGTAGTACATGAAGCCGTTCACGATGCAGAGCTCCTTGTGCCCGTGATTCTTGACGGCCTCCCACAATGCCGATGCCTGCTTCGAGTTATACGGCAGGGATCTCGTCTGGAACGTCTCGATGGCACTATAGGGGTTTCCTTGGTAGAGTAGAGGAACAAGCTCTCTTGGGACCTCGTATTTGAGTCCCGTAGCCTGCAAAAACTGCTCATATGAGGAAATGGATTTGTAGTCATCCAAATCATGGTTGACGGCATAGTAGAACAGACGGTACGTCGAGAGGACGCAGTTCATGGCCTCCCTGAAATCGCTCGTGCCGTGATATGTCCTGAACTCTATGGTCTTCGTCTTGAAGTATGCTGAGATATTGCAGGCATGCCTGATGAATCCCTTCTTCGACTGGTTCGTGAACAGCTTGTTGATGTCCTCGAAGGTCTCTGCCTCCAGCAGTCCCTTGTAGTACTTCTCTGTCGGCAGCGGCTGGCAGTTGAACGTCAGCTCGTCCCAGTCGGAGAGTTTCGTGTATCTCTTCCACCAAGGGTAGCAGATATAGAAGAAGAGCCATACCTTCTTTATATGCTCGACAGTCAGGTCTCCTGCATAAACATGGACGTGCGTGTAGGTAGTCCATTTTATCACACCTCCAGCCTCCCTCATGGAGTCATAGCAGGCCTTCAGGCTGTGGAGGTCCTTCATGCTGTAAACACAGAGTGGAGGGGTGTTCACCTCTCCACCGAAACGCTTGTTGCTCGACCCGTCCGTATTCACGATTTCCTCATCCTTGCTCCATGAGTAACCATCCGGCAGCTTGACCAGTTGCCTGTCGAGGTTACACATTTCTATCTCCACACCGAAGGTTCGGGTCTTCAGGTCTTCTCCGATATTCATAGTCTATGCGTCAGGTGGTCAATGTATCTGTCGGCATCCAGCGAGAATATACTGCGTCCCTCGAGCCTGAAATCAATGCCGAGGGCTGCGCTTGCGAGGTCTATGAGAGAAGTCGTAACTGGCACGATGATACCGAGATAGTTGGCTATGCTCTCCATCAGTACCAGTCCCTGAGAAACGTCCTCCGTGATGTATCTCGAGTGTATCGAGGTCGGACTGATGGCCCTGTCTTCCGACTCGGAATACTCATAGAAGCTCTCCATGCCCTTCAGGAAGCCACCGGCCTCCAAGATGTCGATACCCCTGCTGTTGAGCGCTATCAGAACTTTCTTCTTCTCCTCATCCAGCTTGAACATGACGTTGAGCGTGGCCTGGTTCTTGTGACTGTAAGCCTCACGATACATGCAGAAGTTCCCGTCGCTGTACTCGATGCGAGGGATGCTCATGACGGCTCCTACGGTGTGAATCACGAGGTTCGGGTTCAGCAGGGCTGACTCTATGACAGAGTAGTCGTTGCTCAGGCCCTTGTACAGGGCTTTCAGCTTCTCCATGCACTCATTGGCACGATTTGGATGGAACACCGACAGCGGGCTTCTCGTAAGCCTGCATCCTACCCTAAATACCACCTCTTCCTTCATATCGTTCAGTTCCACACGACCCTCGAGGTAGGGGCCAGTAGCCTCTGCGATGGCAGGCAGCACCTGACAATACTTCGACAGGTAGAAAGAAGACATATAGCTGCAGATGATGAGCACCACCTGACTGCCTTTCAGATACGGGGCTATCCTCTTGTACAGCTCTTCGTGGTAGGTGCTCTGGATGGTCACGATGACCACCTCCGCATCCGAAATCTTAGTGATGTCCCGTGTTACCTCCTTGATGGTGGTCTGCGTATAGGTTCCGTCCTCCTTTAAGTACACACGGTTGTTGTTCCTGAGAAGCCTGTCATAGGCCTCCGATCTCACATTTGACGTCTTTATCAGGGACACCTCATGCTCCCTGATAGACAAGTCGGCAGCTATGGCGATGCCGACGTTCCCAGTTCCGATAATTGCTACTTTCATGACAATGATATTTCTCGTGAACAAGTCGGGACTCGAACCCAAAACCTCCCGTACACGACGGGGCTCTCACCAATGTCGGACTACCGACTTATAGCTACTTGTTCTACCATGACGACTCGCACGTTCATGCCGTTTCGTGTTTATTGGGGAGTTTCCTCTACGGCTAAGTACTCTCTCTGTTGCGGAGACAGGGCTCGAACCTGCGACCTCTACGTTATGAGCGTAGCGAGCTACCACTGCTCTACTCCGCGATTTTCGGTGTCCGTTTCGGTCATGTCGATTGGACTGCGTGCCTCTTTTCCTGGACTTACTCGCTCCGTAACGGAACACCGATATAGATGCGCAGTAAGGGACTCGAACCCTTAACCTCCCGATTAGCGATCGGGCGCTCTACTTGAGCTAACTGCTAAACCTTTGAAGCTGACAGGATTCGAACCTGCATGTTTGCCAGCATCCACATCTGGCTTCCCTTTACTCATCAGGGCTTATGGATTTCACCCTGACCCCTACATCTTCTCCAGTCTGTGAACCGAAAGGGATTCGAACCCCCGACCTGCTGCTTAGGAGGCAGCCGCTCTATCCTGCTGAGCTATCGGTCCAAATCTGCGTTCCTCACGGATGGCAGACCTTCTGAGTATTCATTTTACTTATATGGCTCTAAAGAAAAACACAACCTAATCGAATAGCGACAGCTGCTGGACTTCCTCCTTCTTCTCCTCCGGCTTCCATTCATTCACATCATAGCCGTTGTTCCTCAGCCATTCCGAAAGGAGGTGTCGGTGACAGAAATCGCCAGGCTTCTCGTAGCAGCAGAGAGCCACGTCCCTGCCTCCGCTGAATGCCTGAATGTTCTTAATCACCTGATGAGGGTCCAGTCTGTTCAGTATCTCCTGATACTTCTTCAGGTATTCCTCATGGCTGCAAGCACCGCTGAGCATGTAACTCGTCGGAGCGACACCAGGGAAACGTGCCCCGTCATACCATTTTGGCGAATATCTTGCTATGCTGATCGGCATTATGCCAGCGTTTCCTAACGCTCTGAGGTTTCCGAAATAACTTGTATATATCTTCATATATGTTTTGATTTATTATGCAAAGTTACAAAAAATGCTTGAAAATAACGCACAAAGTGCATTAAAATAGCCTAATTTAAGAGTTATTTAACATTTCTCAAAGAAACTCCAACTGGAGCTGTATCGGTCTTTTCTCTACCTTGCCCATCGTTCTCGCATAGATGTGGCAGGTGTTGCGATAGCGGCATACACCGCTTCTTGCCTCCCCGAAACGCTCGTCCCACAGATCGGCTATCGTCCGTCCAGACTCCTTTGACTCCTTCCTGATGAATGCCGTCAATTCCATACAGAAGAAGCCTCTGTCATGAGACTTCTCATCGACCAACTCAATCAGTCCGTTACCTACCGGCCTTCCCATACTCATTCCTGATTGACATCATTTCCGTAGTCCTTCTGATACTCGTCGTCACTGAGGATATGCCAAAGACCATCCTCGTCCTCGCAAAGCCAGTCACCCTCATGGGCAACGTGCCTGTGCGACAGATCCTCCTTGTAGTCCCACATCAGACCTGGGTACAGGTGAAAATGCGGACCGCATATCGGAGGGTTCTTGCTGATGAAGCTAACACACCTCAGCTTAAAGATGTCGCTGATGTTCTTGCCTATCCTGACGGCCTGAGTGAACTTGAACTTCTTCATATCTTCTCTACCTTTATCGGATTCACTTTCATCGTATCGAGGTTCAGGAAGGCACCCTGTGTCTCCAGTACTCCCTTCGAGAACATCTTCCAAAGAATCGCCATGCCTATCTGGGCGAGAGTAGAGTTGATGAACAGGTCTTGCTTCGTCAGTGCTTCAGCGAGTGAGCAGCTTGGGCCGCTCTTCTTCTCGTTGACCTTGCTGAGGTCGAAGAAGTCCGTCACGCACCTTAACAGACCGACATTATCCTTCCGCTTGTTGCAGGAGAGGTCTCTCGTCGTTCCGAGTATCACCTGACCTGTGGACTGCGTGTTGCCGAAGTCCAGCCAGTAGTAGCTTCTCTCCATGTCATAGCCACGGGCGGCTCTTGAGTCCTCCCTGATAATGTTCTTCCTGATGGCCAGCCTCGATGCAACCGTATCGACGCATGAAATCACGAAGTTCGTGTGTCCAGTCCTCTCGTCATACATTTCGGGGATGCTTTCCCATGACGTTCCGAAGAACATGTTCAGCTTCGTTGTCAACACCTCTGCCTTGTTCCGTCCTACCTCCACTGGGGAGAAAAGCTGACGTCCGCAGTTGGCAGCTGTCACGATGTCTGCGTCATACACCTTCACATGCAGGCCCTGATGGCCGAGCTCCCTCAATGCGTAATTCATCCTACCGAGGGAGGTCAACACCTGTGAGCCTGTCCCTCCGGCACCTATCAAGGCTACCGTCAGCGGATGCGCAGGGTCTAAAATGTACGGATGAACATAATGCTTGTACTTCATTTCCTGTATAATGCTTGTAGGGTTGTTCTTGTTGCTATCAGTGAGTTCACAGGGAACGGTTTGTGACCGCTTATGCACTCCTTCATGATGATGGAGAGGTTACCCTTGACAGGGTTGCCGCCCATCAGGTGGGAGAACTCCGTCTTCCAAAACAGCTCCTCCCAGTAGGCCATCCAGTTCGCATAGGTCTGATCCTTCGGCTTTGGCAGCTTTCCGTTTCCGAGGCATACGTTTGTGCTCGTATTGAAGAACGGAGCCTGATACAGCAGCTTCTTCGGCTTCCTTCCCTTGAAGGCATACATCGAGAGGCCTTTGCCGTCCGTCACATAGACAAGACCAGGAACCATCACCTCCCCGTTCGGTATGCCGAGGCTCTCGGAGAAAAAGAACATTCTCTTCTCCGGCTTCCTGTACCACACCAGTCGGTAGGAGTCGATGCTCGTACTGGCATACAGCAGGTTCTCAGGTATCTCTCCATGGAGTGACACCATCGACGTTGTTCCGTGCGCATACTTGTCGACCGTCTTCAGCAGCTTTGCTATGACATCGACTTCGAGAGGCTTACCTGCGCACATCGCTCCGTTTATGATTGGACGATGCTCCACATACGCACCCTCATTGAGGTTGCTCTTGTAGAACACCAAAGCATCGGTAGCCTCCAGTTTCTCATTCAGTATCTTGCTCAGATTTCCCATATAAGTCAAATTTCTCGGTTGCCCGATAGAACGTCCTCAGCCAGTCATCGAGTGATGCGCACAGGTCCTTGCATCGCATGAACTCGAGTATGTCGGCCTTCGCCGTCTTCGGTGACAGCCATTGATGAATATTCCAGCCAGTCATCATGATACCGGCATTCACTTCGTTGTTCACGGTGTCCAGCAGCTGCTCTGAGATTCCGTCCTGCTCGGAGAAGAGGATGGCAGAGGCGAACACGCTGCTTGCATATCCGTCTGCGCTGTCGTTGCCCCACTCGTTGGGAAGCCCGTCATCGTCTGGGTTGAACTCGAACCAGTAGTAGTTCGCATACTTGATGATGTCTATGCCCTCCATCATGGCCTCCACCACCTCTGTCTCATCATCCGGACATCGCTGGCGGTAGTCATCGAGTGCTGCATACAGATCGCCAGGCTTCTCCTTAGGCAGTCCTCCAATCTCGTCGAAGAGGTTCCAGAACTCACCGTCCTGCCTGTACTTCAGGATGACAGGGTCTTTTTCCTCTTCCTCTTCATCCTCGTACATGTAGTCATCATCCATGTTGACGATGCAGTCAAGGTAGAAGTTCTCCGTATGCTCAGGGATGCCGAGAGGTATTCCCGTGCTCACCGTGACGAACTTCATGAACCGCTTGTACATCTGACAACCTTCAGGGGACATATATACAGCAGGGGCACAATAGAGGATGACGATCGTGTCCTCTAACTCCTTACCCCACCGATACACCACACATTCAAGGGTATCGACATCGCCTCCTTGACAATCCTTCTTACTGACCGCAAGGGAAAGTCCGAGAGAATCCATCTTCTTCTCTCCGTAGTCTATCAGCTCTCCAAGCTGCTGAGCCCTTGTGAGGTCCTTCTTCGGCTCGTAGTCGTACTCGATACCAACGACCTTGAAGAACCGCCTAAGGCTTGCGGAGACGTTGGCATAGCTCTTGTCTATGTCTATCTCCAGCCTTGCAGCGGTATCTTCGCTCGTCGGACGTATCGGTCGTATCGGGGAGGTCAGAAAAGCAGGGGCGCAGAGGGAGGGAGCAGCGGTTGCCGCTCCTCGTCCCTTGCCCTGAACTCTTGCCTTCGTTCTGACTCCAGTACCGAATACAAAGCCTTGTGAAACTCTGGTAGCTCCTTGTTGCATTTCTTCATCCCTTAGTACCAACTGTCGTCTTGAACTCATACACAGCCCTGTTACGGTCATCGACCTTCGGGCCGTGTACGTTACTCGTCGTCAACTCTGGATAGGTAGCCGAGTAGAACTGCATCACCTCTTCAGGGGACATGTTCTTGTCGGGGTCTTCCAACTCTCGTGTTCCATGCTTGAACACACGCTTCATTCCTGTTACATTCAGTGCCATATACTATTCCTCCTCTTCGTTTTCGTTATCATTGTCATCTAACTCCATTGCCTGAGCAAAAGCGTCAGCAGCTGCTGCATCTTCGGGCTTTGCCTCTGAAGGTTTCTCAGGAGCCTTGGCTCCCAAGTCCTTGCCGTCACTCTTGTCCTCCTCCTGTATGAACATGTTGCCCACACCGGCTGTATCGTCGATCTCCTTCATCACCTTACCGATGAGAGCCTTGTCGGCAGACGGCAGTGCCGATGCCTTGGCGAGGATGGAACGTGCATCCTTGAACTTGTGCTCGTCCTTGTTCTTACGTGCGAGAGTGATGAGGTCGTTGAACTCCTTCTTCTGCTTGGCCGCCTCGTCCTTGAGCTTCTTAGCCATTTCGGACTCACGCTTTGCCTTCTCCGTTCCCTCCTCGAACTCCTTGATGTTGGACACCAGTCCCTGAGCCTGTGCCAGCGGCTTGAGGGCATCCTTGAAGCCTTCCTCGAAGTCTTCGGGTGTGCCGCTCATGACCAGCGGAGTGATGTTCTCCACTGCCTTATCCTTGACACCTCGGTTGTCGGGCATGATACTCACTGCGATGTTGCCACCGCTCTTTCTGATGGCCATCGTAACCTGTTGGCCGTCCTGCAGGAAATCTGCAATCGTCTTGAAAAATTCCATACTCTTAATCTTTATTCGTTAATACTCATGTTACTTCTTCCTGTCATCCTTGCCGAAGTGGAACGTCACACCCTCCGGCAGCTTTGAGTAGTCGACCTTGTTGACGAAATCCACGAACTGCTCCTGAGTGACCTTCTTTTCCCAGTCCTGCCAGTTGAACACCACCTGCTTCGTGTGGTCGTAGTAAATCACGTTGTCGATGGGCATCCCGCTGTCGAAGATGTACAGCTTGATGTCACGCTCCTCACGGGCTTTCCTCTCCGTCTCTTCGTATCTCTCGATGATTCTGTTCCTGATGGCATCCTGGGCAGCCTTGTAGCGTGCCTCCCTACGTGCCTTCTGGGCTTCCACCGAATAGTAGCCCTCATCGATCTTCTTCTTAATCTCATTGCGCTCATCCTCTGTCAGGCGCATGATGTTGCGCTCTTCCTCGGGTTTGTATGGGTTGACCCACGTATTGCCTGTCTTCTCCTCGAGGAACTTGATGAACTCGTCGGCTTCCTGCTTCCAGCGATCAACGATTCCGAGAGTGAACAGCAGGTACTTGAAATACGGACGCTCCTCGTCATCTGCTGCGAGGCTGAGAATGTCGTACTCCTTCTCCGTGATACGAAGCTGCTCCATCGCAACCTCCTTGCCCTTCTCCCTGATGAAGTACTGGCCGTTGGCCTCAGGGTACATCGGGTGTCCGAGGTAGTTGCAGCAATGCAGGGGGATGAACTTCTTCAGCTGAGGGAACAGTCTCTCGATGTCCTCATGGATGCAACCGCATCTGTCATCGACCCATCGTCCGTTAGCGGCCTGTCTGTACACCTCGCCTGTGATGCTGAAGTCGTAATGCCCGTTCTTACACTCGTCATGCAGACGTACATGAACGTTAATCTTCATGTTGCTTCCATCCTCTCTGAATGTCTTGGATGGCGACCATCCTAAAATCTTTACTTCCATGTTTCTTATATTGCTCTTAGTGGGAGGGCGGTTACCCCTCCCGTTACCTATAACTTCTTACTTGTTCGCTTCCTTTACGAGCCAGTCGATCTCGGCTTCCGTCAGCGGATAGTTCTGTTCTCTCTTGAAGTTGATGATGAACAACTGTCCGACGGCATCAACCAGTCGGTCATAAATCTGCATCGGAATGCTACCCTCGAAGTCCTCAATCAGACCTCGAACAAAGTTCTGCTTGTCCTCCTGGGCTTTTTTCTTGGCTTCCTTGACCTGCTGCTCGAAGATGGAAGCCTTCTGATAGAACGTGCAGCAGTATTCCAGCCCGAAGTCGTTCTTGATGTTCTCGCACATCTGGTCGATGTCATGACTTCCGAAAAAGTCTGCGAAGTAGGTGTCACCTTTTAGGGACTGCAAAATCTCGATTTCTTGTTTCTTATCCATTGCTCTTAACTTTTAGATGAGTTTCTTTTTTTATAGTGTAAAGGTAGTCATTTTTTTGCAAATGACCAAGGAAAAACGCAAGTATTTTCGGGCTAACGTCCTGATATTCAGAATGTTTAACTTTTGCTTGCGATGACCCTCAGATCCTCCAATGGAACCACCTTGATGTCCTTTATCCCGAGGTTCTCCTCCAGCCATTGTGCGAACGTCTGCCTGCCGTCCCCATGCCAGTAGTACCTCGAGTAAAGCCTCTGACGGAGAATCCTGCGTTCCTTGTATTCAGGATGCTCCTTCTCATGCTTTTCGAGCCATTTCCTGTAGCCAGCCGTAGCACGCTTCCTGAAACTGGCATACTCCTCGTTGGAGTCGAAATGCTCACGCTTGTACTTGTACTTCTTTGCCATGTCCTATTCCCTGATATAACACTCTCTTGTCTCCTCGTCACAATTATCTATCCACCAGTAGTTGCCAGCGTCCTCGTTGATTCTCGTCCCTTCGAGGTATCGCTTGCACAGATCACGGAGCCTGCAGTTCCTTCCTTTGCAGTAGCAGAAATCTCTATTCATAGGTTCAGTTCGTTTAAAAGTTCCTCAACATCTTTCCTTGCCTTCATGACCTGGTCTGTCCTTGACCTGAGAGAATCCATCAGCCTGAAGGGACGACGACTTTTCTGCGAAGCAGTCAGATCCCTCATGGTCTGACTCAGCACGTACTCAATCTCGTTCCTCGTAAATACATGTTCAAACGCTATCTTTGCATATTGTCTGAACCTGTCTTGGATGATGTTTCTCAATACCATAAAGCTCACTTGTCCTTATTCATTCCCAAAAGTGCTACGGCAGTTATTCCGAGCATAAAGCCCACGACCATTCCGGCTGCGAATATCAAACAAAACGTTGTCATAATCGAAACTTCGTTTTATAGAGCCACCTCCCTCACCTTGGTAAGCAGCTCCGTGTACTTCCTCTGCCACATCGACGAGTTGTCGACGGCAGCCATCCATGCACGCTTGAATTTCTCGACCTGATGCCTGAGCATCTTGTTCTCCTCAATGGCCTTATCGGCATAGGCACGCTCTGCTGTTGCGTAGCGGCCTTTCTTGTCCCTGTGTCTCATTGCAGGGTCGTTGGCAAACATATTCTCCATATCACTTGTCCTTTAAGATTGCGTTTATCTCGACAAGGACACCGTGCCACCTTCGTGACTCCGTGAGTCCTCCGTTCCTTATCAGTTCTCGTAGGGAGAGCAGATCCTCCCTCTCCATATAGCTGAGGTTATAGCCTCTGTCATGTTCCACGATTATCATACTCCAGTCCTTTCTCCAATCTTGATGATGAATACATTCTCCGCAGGTGCTCCCCACTCTGGATTGCCCCTGCCGATGACGATGTCCTCTATCCTGAAGAGCATTGTCCTCTTCGTATATCCGTAGCGGAAACGGACGTGCGTATAGCCCTTCACGTTGCACGACTGATAGCCGTTCCTGTATGAGAAGAGAGTCGTGTCAAGTCCGAGGAGCCGCTTACACCAGTACTGCTTTATCTCACGGTACTCCTCAATCTTGATACCCAGTTCTATCATCAGATACCATGTTGACTTCAGGGGCAGTTCAAGAATCTTCATCTTCTCATCCATTTTCGAATTTCCTACAGGTCTCTTTACTGTTTTCCACGACCTCCCTGATGCGCTTCTCTATGGCATCCCGTGTCATGCTCCTAATCTTCAGCTTCTTTCCGGCAGCTTCCATGGAGTCGACGAGGTCCTTCATGAACTTGTCGTTCTCCTCCTTGGTGGCCGTCCGTCCGTCGAATTTCTCGTACTTGTTCACGAAGTCCGAAAAGCACTCCTGGGTCTCGTTGCCAATGAACACGTTCTGTGCCGCGCTGATGTCACCGAGGCTCATCCCGAGAATGTCTGTCATCATCTTCAGGAAGGCCACATGCACCATGCCTGCGAGCATGATGAAGCGGTCTGCACCGATCTTCTTGGCCAGCTCGAGGTTGTGCATTGCCTTATCCATGTCCTGCTCTGGGGTGTTCGTAGAGTGGTATGCAGTATGGTTCGACACCTCCTTGATGAATGTGCCGTCCTCTATCAGCTCCGCAAAGGCATCGATTCTCTCGCACTTGCGCTTCTGTGATGGGGACAGTTGCTCGTCCGTGAGGTACGTCCTCACCTCCAGGACATACGGCTCGTCACTTCTCTTGACACCGAATCCGTAACCGCCCTTGAACTTCATGATGACCTCTCCATCCTCGTCGGCCTGTCCGGCATGCGTCTCCTTGGTGGTGATGAACTCCTGAATCAGCTCCCTCGACCTGTAGGCCTTGCCAGTACGCTCAGACATGCGTTGGAAGAAATGGGAGGTGAACACGAGCACTCCGTAAATCTCGCTTATCCTGCCGTTGCTCTTCTTCTTCCTCGACTTGCGGTACAGGGGGAAGAAGGCTCCGCATGAGCCGTAGGTCTCATAGTAGATGAACGACGTAGGCCATGCCTGTGCATACTTGGCTCTCGGGAAGAACTCCACGAAGTTATAGGACATCCATCGGTTTCCCTTGGGCGATATGTACTCGCTGATGTCCGTTATCTGCGACTTCTCCTCCTCCAGTGCCTTGTCAAGCATCTGGTCCTCCTTCTTCAGGAACTTGTTCTTTCCTCCGAAGTCCTTCTGAAAGAAATACTTCACCGTCGGAAGCTCCAACAGCATCGTCTCGAGAATGTCCTTCGGGTTGGTGCGTAGGTTGATGTGAGTGCACCTCTCAATCTCTTTCTTCTTCATGCGCTTTTGAATATTTCGTTAGACTTTTGTTTCAAAACACTTATCACGTTGGCATAGCGGCTGTCCTGACTATGTATCGTATTCTTCGTCTCCTGTATGACCAGCTCTGCCGATTCCCTGCTGTGTCCGTATTCGAGTGCCCTCTCCAAGAACCTCTCGAATATGCCCTCCAGTATCTGTTCCGACTTCCTCATAGCGTGAACTTCTTATATGACCTTACCGGCTCCTGCAGCTTCCATCCTCTCTTGTGAAGGAACTTTGCGAGGTCCCGCTCCGACAGGAGATTGCGGTCTGTCAGATTTTCCAGTATCTTCTCTGCATTTATACCCTGAGACGGCTCGGTGTCGAAGTCCAGCAGGGGCTGGGAGGATGCCTGACTCTCTTCCTCCTTCGGTGTCTCCACCACGGGCTTCTCCTCCGTCACCTCAGGTTCCTGGACCTCCGACTCCTCACTGCCCGACTTCTCCTCACGTCGCTGGGCGATCTTCACATATTCCTCCCTTGTGCGGGCGGCCAGTATCTCGACAGTCACTATGTCGCTTGTCCTCGACAGGTTGCGAGTGATGTGCAGGTAGTAGTTCTCTCCAATATTCAGGTTGAACCTTGCTCCGAGGCTGCGGACTATGTCTGCCGAGTTGATGCCCAGCAGCATGGATGCACGGCTGCTGACACCCACGACATTGGCACCGTCCACACGATTGAAGATGAGGAACTGGCGGTGCGACCTGTCGCTGTTCAGGTAGCATTTCGTGAACTGCCCCTTCTGCAGCTGTTCCGAAAGGACTGCATTGAACGTGATGCTCTTCTGATTGGACTTGTAGTGGAGGGTTGCGTCATACTCGCCAAGCCTCGGTGCGGTCAGCTTCTCTATGCTCACCGGCTTCGCCTGTGCGATGATGGCCTTCTTCTTCTCCTCACGTTCATACTGCCAGTCCGTCTCATTGCTGACATTGGATGCAGCACTCTGGCATGTCCTGCACCACGACTGGAGGCCGTCCTCCGTCGTGTCCGACTTGTCGAACTCCGACTTCAGCTTGCGCTTTCCGCAATGGCTGCATACCTTCGTGGTCTTCCCGAGGTTGGCCTGGCTCTCGGCTATCTGCTGACGTGCCGTCTCCTCCCTTCCGTTCAGGACCGGCTCCGCTGGGGTGTCCGACATGGTGGCAGTCATCCTCTCGAGCTTGGCCTGCTTCTCTGCTATCTCCTTCTCCAGCTGACGTGCCTCCTTGGCAAGACGTTCCTGCTCCAGGGCCTTCTTCTCGGCCTCCTTCTTCTTCCTGTCCCATTCGCCCGACTCGCACTCCCTGCAATGCTTGTGGAGCTGTCCCTTCGGGTTGTAGGCGAAGTTCGATTTCGGGAGAGAGCGGTTGCAGTGCGGACAGACGACCTTCATTTCTCCTATCATGTTGCCAGACATCCTGAACTCACGGAGCTTCAGCTGCCACTTCTGATCCATTTCCTTCCAGTACTTGAATCCGAAGATGGTGTTGCCTGCTCCCGTGAAGTCGAATGCCGACAGGATGACGTCCTCTGCGAGAGTGTCCTCCAAGTACTTGTCGAGGTCCCTCTTGTCGAACCTGTGGGCTTTGTACAGGTACTCGAAGTTACTCAGGACTCCCTTTCCCTGCATGAAGTGTCTCCATAATGTTATCTCGTTGTAAGTCATATCTTCATTGCTCTTTCAGTTTCCGTTAGAATCTTGTTTCCTGTATATTGTTTAAAGTTATTCATCTTTCAGCTCTTAGTCAAACGTTTTCGGTCTTAATCACGGTCTTGAATCCCTTTGAGGGTTTCCTGAGTGAGTCTTCAGATAGTCCTCGGGGTCGGCATTGGCATATCTCCTGAATGCCTTCCTGAAGCTGTCCATCGTACTCTCGTCGGCATTGTAGATGTTGTCCACGATGTCATGAGCCATCTTCAAGAGCTCATCCTCTGTCATCGCCTTCCTCTCCGTCCTTTGCGGACGTGCAACGGCTGCTATCGGGTTCCTGAGAGGGTCTGCGGTGACGTTCTCCATCCTGCCGTTCCTTGCCACATACTCCTCATAGGTTATCGCTCCCTTACGTGCCTCCCTGTCGGCAATCTCCTTCTCCCTCTTGTCCCTCTCCTCGATTTCCGTGACACGCTCCGTGAGGAATGTCCTCAGTGACGTCGTGATGACCATCGGGTCAACCGAGCCGTAGAACCTGCCGTACCTTCCCGACTTGAACCTATGGAAGAACAGCATCAGCTCCGACACCTTCAGGTAGAAGAACTCTGCCGCTATCACGCTGGCACACTGCTCGAGGGGACGTCCCTGCAGCTTCTCTTTGCATCCACAGTATTCCGAGAGGTCGTACAGCTGTGGTATCAGCCACATCGTTGCCGTCATTTCCCCGTAGGTCATATTCAGTTCCGAGAGCACTGGCGCATCACCGAAGAAGCAAAGCTGCTTGTCCTTGCAGATCCTCATCTGCAGGTCAGGGTTGAACTTCGACAGGAACGTCTGCCTGTCACCGTACCGGGCTATCATCGTTTCCTTCTTGCGCTGCAAGTCGGGCGATAATGCTGGCTGCATCGTTGGCTCGAGCCTCCTTTGTAGATTGATTAGTTCCATTGCCTTTTCCACTTGTGACCGCAGCCCTTGCCTGAGCAACGATCTCGTTATACTTGCTGTTTATGTTCGTCACGCTGAAGTTCTTCGTCACCCACGGGTCGACTATCGAGTCAAGAAGTACCACGAGGGCCTTGATGACATCGTCATCCTCTGTGGGCATGTTCTTCTGCTTGCGTGCGTATATTATCTTCTTAGTCAGGGAGTCCATGGCTGCCGCATCCTTGGCCTGCCAGTAGTATGCCGCTCCGTCGAACAAGTCTGAGTACTTCGACTCGAAGACCTCCCTGCCCTTCGTGATGAGGGGATTCACGTTCTTCTTCCTCGGGGTCTTCTTCGTCTCAGCCTTCGGCTCCTCGGGAGTGAGGATGGGCTGTTCGCTCGCATCCACCCTCTCCTTGAGTTCCGACATCTGCGCCATGAGCTTCTGAAGCACCGCATCCTGAGAGCCGTCATCATCAATCGCATATGCGTCATATCCTACGATGGCCATACTGCTGATGACCTTGCTCTTCTGCAGGACGATCCTCTTCTCCTCTGCGAGGTAGGCTATGAAGCGCTCGACCTTGCCACGGCTCCATTTCCAGCGTTCCGCCAGTTCCATGGCACTCTTGTACACGCTCCCCCTCTTCATCTTGACCTTGATGCCCCTGACGAACATGTCTCCGGGCTCATAGCAGGCCGACAGGATGAGGTCAAGCCATGCCTGCCATTTCGTGAACGGCTCCTTCCTGTATAGAGGGTCTTCCGTTATCAAGCGGTTCAACTTTATGTCTCCTGTCGCCATATCAGTATGTAAAAGGTCCCAAACAGCTGACCTCTCTTCTTTCGAAGGTGACATTAGAAGCCAGACTGCTTAGAACCCTAAATATCTTTCCACTTACTTCTGCGAATGTCACTAAGCAGAATGTTTGATTTCTTTTGCAAAGGTACAAAAAATGATTGAAAATCAAGCACATTTTTCCGAGAAATCGCATTGTTGCTAACATTTTTTCAGATTTTCACGTTTATACCTTTCTCCTGACTGAGCCTTTTCACCTCTCTGGTGAAGTAGTCGATCTTCTCCTGCAGCTCGAAGTCCATCCAGTGCTTCGTGGAGTCAGCCATCGTCTCGAGCCTGGCCACCCTGTCGAGTCCTATCTTCTCGATGAGGTTGCGCCTGTACTTTATCAGATGGTCAGCCTTCACCCTGTTGCATCCACGGCATTCCATGTGCGCATTGTCCGGCTCCCACCTCGTCGCCATGTGAACCCTCGAATGGAAGTGCCCGCAGTCACCCTCCTCGAACCTGAAGATGTGTCCGCAGCTGATGCAGCGGAAGCATCCGTTGGGCATGGTGTCACGCAGACGTATGTATGCGCTGAACACCTTGTCGAGCTTCTTGACTGGGTCTGCAGCCCTGCGTCCCGTAGTCTTCTTCGTCTTGGGAAAGAGGGACGGCTCATCGTCCTTCTTGGCCTTCTTCTTTCTTCCGTACCACTGGAACATAGGCTAATCGAACTGGGTGTCTACCACGGTGAACGGATCTGCGCTGACAAGGAACTTCACCCTGCAGCCGATGGACACCGCATTTTCAAACTCTCTCGCGCATCCTGCGCTGTGGCTCCATCTTGGGAACATCAGTATCTCGTCGCACTCGCACAGCATCTTGAAATCCATGCGCATGTGGTCATGGGTGGGCGCATCCTCCGGCAGTCCGTTGGCCATCGGATTGTACACCTCATATCCCTTCTCCTCCAGCATCTTCTGCACCTTGTAGAAGAAAGCCTTCGTCTTTGCATAGTCATGGCCGCTTATGGGGCCTGACAAATATATCTTCTTATCCATATCTTCAGAAATTCACGTTTGTCAACTGTCTTCCCCTCGAGTACACGGCCCACTTGCTCGTGCCTGGAGGGCATTCTATCCTAAGGTCTGCCACGTTGCCGAAGCGCCTGAACGTACCGCCGAGGTCTATGACCCAGCCTTCCTTTCCCTTGTGCGGACGGATGGCCCTGCCCACCATCTGGTAGTACAGCGCAAGGCTCTTCGTAGGACGTGCCAGTATGATGGTGTCGAGCTCTGGGTAGTCGAAGCCTGTTGTGAGTGTTCCAACATTGGCCACGACCCTTATCTCTCCGGCCTTGAACCTCTCCAGTATGCTCTCCCTCTCACGCTTGGGTGTCTCTCCCGTCACGATGGCAGCCTGAATGCCTTTTATCCTCAGCTTGTCGACGAGGTTGTCCGCCTCCTCGATGAACCGAGTGAACACCAGTATGCCGTTCCTCGGGATGCCGCTTTTCGGCTTCATGACCCTGAGCACGGTCGTTGTCAGCTTGTCGTAGAAGCCGCTCCTCTCATACTCTTGCTTCAAGCTCTTCTCGTCATAGTCCGCTCCAGTAGAGTTGCTCCTGACCCTGTCAAGTCTGATGGTCGTCAGGTCGTAGTAGTGCAGGTCTGCAAGGTAGCCCTTGGCCAGCAGCTCACCGATCTGGCAATAGTACAGCACCCTGTCGAAAATCCTCGGTCGTGTACGAGTGAGGAATTTCAGCATGGACATGCCTTCCGAGCCACGTCCGAGACGATAGGGGGTGGCCGTCAGTCCGACAACCTTCCTCGGTACGGCATGAAGGAACTCCTCGTACATGCCCTCTTTGCTGTTCACCCCATGACACTCGTCTATCATCACGTTCCTGAAATGCTCGAAGTACTCCATGTGGTTCATCACGCTGCCTATCGTGGCGAACGTAATCCTGTTGATGTCCTTCCTGCCGACGGAGGCCGAGTAGATGCCTGCGTCCCAGCAGCCGTAGCTCTGCAGCTTGGCAAAGTTCTGTTCCAGTATCTCCTTCGACGGCTGAAGGATGAGCAGAGGCCCATCCAGCCTGTGCGCTATGTCTGCAATGACCAGGCTCTTTCCAGCACCAGTGGGCAGGATGAGCAGACCGTTGCTCTCCCTCTTCGAGGTGAATGCACCGACTGCCGCATCGCTTGCCGCCTTCTGATAGTTTCTTAACTGATATTGCATACTCTCCTAAAGTGAATAAAGGAGGGATTTTACTCCCTCCGTGTTACTCCTCGGATTCGTCTCCCTGCTCGTCGGGTTCATCGTCGTTGATGTCACCCTCTCCAGCGAACGGAATTTCATCACCCTTGTTGTCCTTGTCATCGTCATCGCCTTCGTTCTCCTCGGGCTTCGGTGCCTCTGGGAACTCCAGTCCGAAGTGCTTCAGCATGGCCTCACGGTTCTTCTCCTCGTTGGCCCACAACTCAGAATGGTCGTGCACCTCGAAGGCCTTGGCCAGCACGAACACCTTCTTGTTCCTGTCGTAGGTGTAGATGGCATAGTAGCCAGCCAGTGCGATGCAGAACGTCTCCTTCGACGATAGGGCTACCTCCCTTGTCCCTCTCTTGACCTCCGCTGCGTACTTGGCAACCTCTTCGAGGATGGAGTCGTATGCCTGCTCGGCCTTCTTCTTCATGACCTTGATTTCCTCCAAAGTCTCCTCGAGGTTCATCTTGCGCTTGGGCACCTCGTTCTCCTGCATCACGCAGTATTCCTCTCGGATATTGCTGATCTCGAAGTCATCCAGCTTTCTCATGACAGTCTCCCCTGCAGGGAAGGTGGCCACGAACTCCTTGCCGATGAACTTGATGGCATCGTTGGCATTCTTGATGTCCTGCCCCTCGATGGCTGAGAAATCCAGCTGGGCAGGGAAAATCTCCTTCACGTACTCTGGTAGTACAAACTCTACGTTTTCGGGAACGTAACCCTTCAAATCACTATACATAATCTTCTAACTTTAAAATGGTTCTACTTGTTTCTGATGCGCTCCCACAGGGAACGTGTCCTTAGTCTCTTGTTGTCGGCCTTGAGCCTGTCGATGAGGTCTTCACGTTCCTTGGCCTGTTTGAGAAGTTTCTCGTAGCGCCTGGCCACCTCATCGTCGAGGATTTCTCCCTTGAAATGCTCCTCAACTTCGGCCTTCACGTCATCGAAACCCTTATACTCCTTCTCCTCAGAGACTAAGAACGGAATGAATGGGTGTCTCTTGATACCGATGCAGCGTACCTTGCCCTCTTCCGTTAACTGTCTGATCTCGTCCTCATGCTCCTGCTTCAGACGTGCATTCTCCTTCTCCAGTGCGTCGATGCGCTCCTTCTTGGTCTCCAACTGCCTCTGCAGGGCGTCGTAGGTCGAGAGATACAATCTTACTTCCTGTTCCATAGTCCTAACGTTGCTGGTTCTGAATCTTCTCAACGATGTCATAGACGTCGCTGACATTACATGACTTCATGGCGGACACCTCTTCGTCAGGAATGGTGATGCCCACCTCCCTCTCTATCTCCATGATGATTTCCACGGCATCGAGGCTGTCCGCTCCAAGGTCGTCCTCGAGGCTTGCCTCCGGCTTGACCTCCTCTTCCGTGACACATAACTTGTCAACAAGAATCTCGTTGACCTTCTCTTCAATCTCTTTTCTGCTTAACTTCTTCATATCATTAAACTTTAGTTCATAAATACTGCTCGTACTCCTCCATCTGCTTCTGTGCAGCGAAGAGAGCCTCTGTCTCGTTGGGGGAGGGGATATAGAGACCCGCCACTGCGCTCGACCAGTTGCGGAACCGCTCTATGGCCGTTGTCATTTCCGCCGTGTCGAGGTCTCTTGTGCTCCTGAGTCTCCTGACCTTCTCCCCACGTCTGTTCGTCCTCTCAACCTCGAAGATGTCCCTGTTCAGCTTCCGCTTGAAGATGTCCTGCTTGACCTCGTCAAGCGAATAGCCGAACTCCGAGGCATAGTAGCCGAGGCACACATGCAGGTATCTGTTCTGAGAGTCGGACCTCTGCCTGTGCTTCTTCTTGACCTCCACAAGGCCGAGGGGTGCCTTGATGCACTCCTCATAGACCTTGTTGCAGTAGGCCTTGAACTGCTGGGCCTCGTAGGGGTTGTGTAGATTGAACAGCGCCATGGTCAGAAGGGCAAGTCGTCTGCGTTTCCGCTAACTGGGTTCCCGTTCTCGTCAACCTGCGGTGGAAACGGCTGGGCTGCAGGCTGGACGGCAGGCTGCGGTGCAGCTGCTGGTGCCTGGGCAGGCTGTTGAGCCTGACCCTGCTGTGCCTGACCCTGCTGTTGCTCGGCAGGTGTGATTCTGAACGCACTGATAGAGGTGAAGTACTTTATCTCTCCAGTCTCCTTGTCAGCATACTTAGCGCCTCTCAGGGCGAACTCGACAGTCACCCTCTGTCCGATCTGGAAGCCGTCTATGATGTTCACGTTCCGGCTGCTGAGCTCGAACTTTGGATGGTTCTCCCAAGGCTCGCCCGTGTCAGGGTTGAAACGTGTGGCATCAAGGACGAACTCCCTACTCTGGAACGGCTGTCCACCGTTCTTCGAAGCCTTGGTGGTAATCTCACCAATCAGCTCGATCTTTCCTGTAATCTGAAATGCCATTGCTTATTCTGTTTGACCGAACACCTTCATGTTCGTGATTAGACTTCTGTTCTCCTCAAGGAACTCGATAACCCTCTCGCACTGCTGCGTGAGCATCATGCGTGCCTGCTCATGGTCGTAAGTGTAGGCCTCCTTGTACTGGGTGCCCGTGATGAGCGGTGTACGGCTCGACCCTCCCTTCAGGACATAGATGGTGAACTCGAACGACGTGACGTCCTTCATCATGCCCGACTCTATCAGCGTGAACGGATAGGTGTACCTCTGCCATTTCTTCTGATAGTTGCCGAAGGCATACTGCTTGGTGGTCTTGGCATCGAACAGCCTGTCGTACCGCAGGTAGTCGATGTAGCCGTGAAGCTCCACGACACCCTTGGAGGTCTCTATCAGGCTCTTCGTGTAGTACTGGCAGATGCAGTCCTTGAAATACTCGGCAGCCCCGAGGCAGAAGTCCTTGTCGTACATGAACTCGAAGCCGTCGATGGCAGCGTAGATGAAGGGAGAGCCTATCTTTGCGAACTGAGCCATGCTGTCCTCCTTCTGAAGGGTCTCTGGCATGACGTCCTTGCCGAGGCAGTCGGCCTCGTATGAGAGCTTCCTGACCCGAGCATCATACAGGTCCTCACCGCTGCGCACCGTCTTGATGACGATGGCAGGGTTCGATGGCTTGCACTTCTTCACCAGGCAGTCCACGATCTCGTTGAACGCAGTTCCCTTGCTTGCAGCCTCGGAAGGAGGTTCTGGAACCTTGTTCACCTTGTCGATGAACTCCTGCTTCAGAAGAGCGTCCACCTCCTCCTCGGAGAAGTGGAGCGTCTCTTCCGTCTCATTCCAGTTGAGGTGCCATGCACCGGCCTCGTCCTTGTAGAAGAAATCTTCTGCCTTGGTGTCGACCATGCGCTGGAAGGCATCCAACAGGGATGGAGAGAATGCGTAGTCAGGCTGCAGCGTCTTCATAGGTCTTCGACTTAGAGTTCCACTTCAGCTTCAGCTGCTCTACCTTGGCCTTGAACAGCTCACGGGCACGAACCTTGCTGTCCCAGATAATCTCCGTCGTGCCGATGGCCTTGGCAAACTCATTGGCAGACTTGGCATCCGTGATGTTCTCGATGGCCACCTCAATCTCGTCAAGGAGCTCGTTGTAGCGCTTGCGTGTCTCCTCGATCTTCTTCACGTTGGCCTCGTAGTAGGCGAACACCTTCTGCAGCGTGTCGTTCTGCTGTGTCACGTTGCCCTTCTCGTCAACGATGACAGGTATCTTCTGCCATGCAGGGAGATTGCAGGTGTTCTTGGCATAGAACTTCTCCTGAGGTGTCCAGTACACGGTACGGTCAGAACCGACGGCCTGAACGTAGCCGACGAGGTCAAGCTCCTTCATCAGGTCGCCTGCTGAAGAACCGCCAATCTCCGGACGGACGATCTTTGTATCACCGTCCTTCTCCTCACGCTCATGTGCTACGAAGACAATGTTCTTGCCCATCTGGGCCACCTGAAGGAGGAAATTCTGGAACATCACCTTACGGGCGCCATAGCCCTTCAGGCTGAGAGAGCCGTCACGCTGCTTCATCTTCGAGTCGTTACGCATGATGTAGTCGGACATGAAGTCCAGCATCTTTCCTGCCGTGTCAATCACGATTGTCTTGCAATCGACCTCGCCAGCCTTTAACTCATCGAGGGCCTGGAGTGCTTCCTCCCAGCTCTTCACTTGCAGCGTCGGACACTGGAACGCTACGTTTACTCGTTGTACACCTCCGTCGAAGTCGAACAGGACGGGATTGGGTGCACTCAGTGCCATTGTTGACTTGCCGATACCCGGCTGACCATAGACCAGCATCTTGATGGTGGTCACAAACTCTAACTCGCTTGGTTTCTTAAATAAACTCATTGCTCTTGAAATTTTGAATTACACATAATGTTAACTAAAACAAACTATTCTTATTAGCGTACTGGATGAACTCAGACTTCTCGTGGATGCCCAGCTTAGCGTAAACCGACTTGATGTGGTTCTTCACCGTGAATGGCGAGAGGTACAGCCTTTCGGCCACCTGCTCGTTGCTGCATCCCTCATAGACAAGCCTCATTACCTCCAGCTCCTTCTTCGAAAGGGATGAGTTGAACTTCGGCATGCAGACGATACTCTCATATGGACATTCGCCTCGGAGAGGGCATTGAACCTTCTCGAAGCTGAACACCTGAGACTGCCTGCAGTCCATTTCAGCCGTATCGAGGTTGCCGAAGTTGCACTTGCAGAAGCGACGTGCAATCATGAACCTGTAGCGGCTGACGTTCAATGCCACCTTCGAGTAGTACTCGGACAAAGCCTTGTATGCCTCGGGGTAGCACTCCATCATCCTGTCGATCAGCTGGGCTATAATTTCCGTCTTGGACTCATCCAGCCTCTCGTTCCTTCCGTCTGAAGTGATGTACCAGACCTCTCCGTCAATCGTATAGAACTCGTAGCCTTCCATATCAATCTTCCCAAAGGTCTTCAACCGAGATACCCGTCTTTCGGGACAGGATCTCCACATGACTCTTGTTCTGCGGACGCATGCCGTAGATGACCCAGTTCCTGACGGTGGCAGCGGAGACTCCCGCCTCGATGGCCACCTCATTCACGAAGTCCGTCTTCGGATGAGTCGCATCTGGTAGTTGCGAATAATAGCCCTTGAGGGTCATTTTTCGAACTTTTTCCTGATTTTCCTTGTTTCTTTCGCTCATTTTTGCTAATTTTGCATTATTATATTAAATAGGTAGTGCAAAGGTAGCAAATTTATTCGGAATATCCTAAGAATATCCGTAGAAAATGCTATTGCTTAATTATTTTTAACTTATATGGGCATAAAAGACAGGCTGTACTCCTTTTTGGAGGCAAAGAACCTCAAGCCGTCCGCATTTGAACGCAAGTGCGGGCTATCGAACGGATTCTGCAGCAAGGTGAACGACAACATCACGGACGGATCCCTGCTGCTCATAGAGAAAGGCTTTCCCGAGCTGAACGTCAACTGGCTGAAGACCGGCTTCGGTGAGATGCTGAACCACGACACGGACTTAGAATATCCTAAGACTGATGACCAGGGCTCGAGCATGGTGGCGATGGTGAGGATGATGCAGGAGTTCATAGCACTTGGCAAGAAGAACGCTGATGCCAACCTGATGAATGCCGAGGCCAACAAGCTAAACGCTCAGAACCTCGAGAGGCTGATCTCCATCCTTGAACGCAAATTCGAATAGTCATGGCAATGAGTATCAACACGGACGGGCTGGCCGTCACCGAGCGCTTCTTCAGGGTGATTGACATGCTGACCGATGCGAGGCACCTCAGGGGTCTCCAGACCTACACGTCCAAGTACGGAATCAACAGACGCAACCTCCAGCATGTCAAGGAGAGTCCAGACAACACCGTCCTGAAGCCCGAGGTGCTTACACCGCTCGTCAGGGACTTCGGTGTCTCCGGCACATGGCTGCTCACTGGGGATGGGCCTGTCTTCCGTGACGGCACCGACGTGCCCGTACCTGTCAAGTGGAAAAACAGAAGCCGCCAACCAAAGGCTGACGGCTCAAGTGATGTGTGAGGCTTTCAGCTGAAAAGCCTTCGTCTTTTGTTCACCCTGTCGATGATGAAGTTCCTTGCCTCCCTGAGAGTAGGGAACGGCTTCGACAGGTTCTCGCTGTTCTTGAACACCCTGAAGCCCTTCTGATAGACTGAGGCGCTGATGGAGTAGCCATGGAAGCGTACCACGCATCCAGTCGGTCTCTCGCCTTCGTATGCAGGCCCATACGGGTACAGGTGCGGATAGTGGATTATCACCGCATTCCTGTTCGTCTCGAAATCAAAGATAGTCTGTGCCATATCCTAAACGCTTGCTCTCCAGAACCTGACTATGTCCAGCCCCGTATAGTACTTACGTCCGTTGGACTTCCTGTGCTTACAGTCGATCCCTAACGGACCGATGTTCGTGTGTCTCCTGAGCGTGTTCCTGTGGATGCCCAGTATCTGTGCCGCCTCTCCTATGCTGTACCTTGCAGTCGGAGATACCTGAGGTTCCTCGTTTACCATATCAGTCGATGTAAAGTTCTATCGGCTTGCCCTTCAGGGATGGCCTTGCCTCGAATACCTTCTCCACGATGTCCTCCAGCTTCAGCTTGAACAGGGGACAGAACTTGTACTTCAGAGTGAACACGAACCTCTCGTGCAGCATCACGTCCACGAACAGCGTCTTCTGCTGGGTGGTGGGGGCAGTTCTTGTCATTCTCTCCATGGTCATTCCTCCTCCATTGGGACGTTTTTCACGCAGAAGTACGTCGCTGCACCGAAATTCACCAAGGCCAGGGCCAAGGGCAGCATATCGCCGCCACATGCTCCGACCATCACGAACGACAGGGAGAACCATACCGATAATGCCTTCTGCCTACTTGTCATCTTCTCCCATTGTACTGAATGCTTCCAAAGGGACAACATTTCTCTTGTTTCTTTCATTGCTCTTGCCTTTTAGATGAATATTACCAGTACCTGCAGTTGTCCCACAGGTATCTCTGAAATTCCTGTTCCTTCCTGTCCTCCTCGACCGCCATATCATGGATTGCCCACCAGTCCGGCAGCATGCCCGTGATGGTGGCCTCGAGCACTGGTGACTCATGGTCGTTGCCTGAGTGGTACACCACGACCTCGTTCTCTCCACTGCTCGTCATCCTCACCTCGACGCTGCCAGACCTGTAGTCGACCCGCAGGAACACGTCGTTACTTGTCAGGCATTCCATGAGGATGCGCTCCTCGATCTTCTTGACGATGTCCCTGATGAAATCCCGTTCGGACGGCTTTTTGGCTCCCGAAACCTTAATTTCTGATAAAATTGCAGTCGTTTCTGACATTTCTTCGGACTTTTCTTTGTGTGCACGTACATTTTTAGTACTTTTGCACCATTGTTTATAAATGATAGTGCAAAGGTAGCAAAAAGTTTCTGAAAAAACGAAGAATATCCTTAGAATATTCTATTTGCTAACAATGTTTAACATTTGAGGGCATTATGCCCGATGTGTTCTCTCTCATGGTGATGGTGTCTCGAGCAGGGCACTACTGATACGTTAGATTAGGGTCAAGAAACCGAAAAACGTGCAAATAGCGTGCAAATCAAAAACTCGGTGTTCGCAACTCTCTGTAAATTAACAACATACATAGCGAGGATGCACGCCTGGAAAGCGTGTAAACGACAAAATCGTTTCGCAGGTTCGAATCCTGTTCTCTCCGCTAAAACCCCAGTAAACAAAGGGCTTTCAGGATGCTCACCCACGTCGGTGGGCATTCTTGCTTTTGAACCATTTTGCACCATTTTGACCTCTTCTGCACCTGAATGCGTGCAAATAGCGTGCAAAGCACTTTTTTGCGAAATGTCCGTAAACAGGGGGTTCTGAGAGAGTCTTTTAACACTTTGCGTGCAAATAACGTGCAAACCGATATGGCAACGACGAAATTCTATCTCGACACAAGGGCTGTGAAGTATGGGGAGGCCGCTCCCCTAAAGCTCAAGATTACCAAGAACAGGCAGGGCGCATACATATCCCTCGACGTGAGGGTACTGCCCAGCCAGTGGGACAAGGAACACGGCAGGGTCAAGGACAATCCCAACAAGACGGCCATCAATGCCTACCTGCAGAGTCAGAAGCAGAGAGTCGACAACCTCCTGTTCCGGCTGACCACCGAGGGGAAGCTGACCAAGATGACGGCCGTCCAAATCAAGAACACCATCGTAGGCATGCTCAACCCCAGCGAGGACGGCAGCCTCTTCATGGTGCGCTTCAGGCAGTACACCCAGACACGCAAGAAGAAACGTACCCGTGAAATCTACGAGGCGACCATGAAGCGCCTGCAGCAGTTCGACTCCAAGGTTGGCACACTCTCCTTCGAGCAGATCACCAAGGACTGGCTGACGAGGTTCGACCTGTTCCTGACGGACTTCGAGCCATCGCAGAACACACGTTCCATCCATTTCAGGAACATACGTGCCGTGTTCAACGATGCCATCGACAATGACGTGACCTCCTACTATCCCTTCCGCAAGTTCATGGTACGTCCCGTGCCAACCGCCAAGCGTGCCTACAGCGTGGAGAGGCTGAGGGAGCTGTTCAACTACCCCGTGTTGCCTCATCAGCGGAAGTATGTGGATTTGTTTAAGCTGGTCTTTTATCTCATCGGAATCAACCTTGTAGACCTCTGTGACGGCCTCGAAGTCGTTGATGGGAGAGTTGTGTATCAGCGTTCCAAGACCTACCGCATGTATAACATCAAGGTCGAGCCCGAGGCTCAGGAAATCATAGACCGCTACCGAGGCACCAGGCAGCTGCTGTCCCTCTCCGAGAGATACAAGGATGCCCATACCTTCACCAGTTCCGTGAACAGGGCTCTGAAGCAGATCGGCACCCGTGAGCACGTCATCGTCAACGGCAGGAAGACACTCGTGTATCATCCCGCCTTTCCCGGCCTGTCCGTCTATGTGGCCAGACACACATGGGCGACGATAGCCGACAGCATCGGCATACCTCGGGAGACAATAACTGCCGCCTTGGGCCATTCCTATGGCAACAAGACGACAGCCATCTATATCAATTCCGACTATCGGAAGGTCGACGAGGCAAACCGCAAGGTCATTGACTACGTTCTCGGACTCTAACTTACATCGATGAAGTAGTCACCTTCTTCAACATCTTCATCAAGCCATTTCTTTGAGTATTCGGAAAGGGCTTTACTGACAGTGCCCTCTACCACTGGCTTTCTCATTCCGGCTGCAAAATCATTTGAGCCATCATACCGCACCCATATCCCCTTTCCTGGGTCGAGTGTCTTCAGATACTCGATATATTTTCCTACCGTCATAACCTATCCTCTATAGTTCTCCATTACCCAATCGATCAACTGCTTCCTGAGATTGCTGTCAAGCTCGCAATAGAAGAACAGCATACGTGCGTCCCCTCTGCTCTCGAACGACTGCCACTTCTCAATCAGGTGCTGGGTGAAATGGTTGTTTCCGCAGTAGTACGTCCCCTGAGCATAAGAGAGCGTTCCTCCCCATATGCTGCAGATCACTCTCTCAAACGGTGTCTGGTAGTTGAAGCACCACAACGTCCACTTCTTGACCGCATCGTTGTGGGCAATCTTCACGGCTTCCATTGCATCGGCTATGCCGACATACTCTGCCTGGTCGAAACCTCCGACCTTGACTTTCTCGATAAACTCTTCTGCTTTCATAATACAATATCCTTTTCTGATCCACAAATTCTTAACAAATGCTGAAGTTCATGGACGTACTTGATATCTACCTCGTCCTCGAACCATACGGCAAACGGTCTGCCATCGCAGAAGATTCTCGGGGAATCCTTTCGTACATAGTAAGGTGAAATGGTTACACCATACGCTCCCTTCTCATCATGATGGTACATGAATCCGTTCTTCATCAAAATCTCTTCAGTCAGAGGGACTGGTTCTATTGCATCTGCATCCTGATAAATGGTATACTGACGTTCTTCTTCCCTCATTGTCGTGTCGAATGTCGGAAGCGGGTCGTAGAGCACTATTCTTACACCAACTTCAGCCACTTTTAGAGGGCGCATGAACTCCTCTCTCTGGAAATTGATTCCCATACGATATGCTTTTACATGCACCCAGTCATCAATCATCAACTTTTTTATATCCATACTACAACCTCCTATATGTATGCTGAAAACTCTCTTGCCAGTCTGATGGCATCCTCATCCGACAGGGTGTCGAAGTCACCTGTAAACTCGTCCTCTGCGTTGAACTCCCCATCGAGGATTTCCCTGACATACAGGCTATCCCTGCCGATGAAGTGATGACACTTGCTGATTCTCACCTGAGCGAAACCCTCACCAACCATGATGCAGGGTTCGTCGATACCTTCTACCTTGAAGGTCGTTCTTACCACTTTCAGTTCTTCCATTGCTCTTTACTTTTACTGGTATTTATTCAAACTCCCTGCAAGCAGGGTTGTACGGCTCAACGAATCCACGTCCACAGCCACAAATCCAATCATCCCCATCCTTGGACAGGTAAACACATTGGCTGCATATCTTTCCGCTATGCTTCTTCCTTTTCTTGCTCATAGTTCAAAATGCTATCTGTTCTACTTTCAGATCATCGAAGGGAACCATCAGCTCCCCTTGCTTCAGATACCCTGCCTCACCGCAATGGATGAACAGGTTGCAGTAGCCCTCCTCGGAGGGCATGATGTGCAGGAACGGCTTTCCGTCCTTAGTGGCCCACCGATGGGAGGTGGTGCCGGCCTTGTCCGGCTCAGTCAGCGTATAGGTGTGAACCGAACCATTCGGGAACTTCTTCTCCAGAGTCTGCATAGGGCTAAGCGTTTATCACATCCTCGAGATTGCTGATCAAATCGTCGAAGTCTCCTTCCCTGTCCTCGAGGTTGCTGATGTTCTCGTAAATCTGCTGACCTCTCTCCGCATCCTGAAGACCTTCAGGCATGTTGTCGTAGGCCTCCTGTTCCTCCTCGCAGATGGAGGCGACCTCAGCCTTGAGGTCTTCCAGTTGGTCAATCACTTTCTGTAATCTGCTTCTTCTTTGCTTGTTCATTGCTCTTCTTGTTTAAACGTTACTAATCGGGTTTCTTATAATTACATTGTAAAGGTAGTCATTTTTTCGCAAATGACCAAATGTTTTCGGCTTTATTTTCGCCCTAACAACCTGATATTCAGATTGTTTAACTTTTATACTGAGCGTGCAGCATGGCGGTCTCGAAGTCATTGTAGATGAATCCTCTCGACTCCATCATGTTCTCTGCATACTCCAGTCTCCAGGTCTCTTTCGTGACCTTTCCAGTAGGTTTCCCAGACTCGTCCAGCTCGCAAATGTAGTACACATGGTTCAGATCTGCCACCTCATCGTACACGGCCTCGTACAGACTGTCAAGGGAGTCCGTCATGATGTCTCCGGCATGCTCGCAGGATATCCAGTGCTCATCCTCGTCACCTTCTGCCAGTACCTCAACGATCCCTTCCCTGCAGCGAACCTTCCATACTCTGAACTCCTGAATGCTGTATGCTCCGTCAGGGCAGTACAGGACGTATGCGTTACGCTGCCACTCTCCGTCAGGGAGTAAATCTATCTCATCAAACCCTGCTTTCTCGAATAGGGCTACGATGGCCTCCAGCATTTCAAGATGCAAGGCCTTCTTCTTCTCATAGAAATCAATCTTCTTCATAATCAAACATCCTCATACGTTACGACCGGCTTCTGAATTTTGTAGCCGTTCTTCTTCAACACTCTGATACAAGTCTCGATGTCAGGCTCCTCGTCATCTGGGTTTATCCTGATGAGTCGCCTGCGCTCCTCCCATACCCTGAAGGCCTCCCCGAAATCAGCGTCTTCCATCTGCTTCTTCTCGAACCTCCAGTCCTCCTTATGCGTCGGCCATTCCCTGAAACACAGCTCTATGGCCTTGTCGTAGTTCTTCTTGTCGCTTTCCTCGAAGGCCTCGAACTTGTTCTTGCACATGTAGTTCTTCAGGTCGTCGCCTCCTTCCTTCAGGGCATTCACCCTGACAAGGAACGTCAGGGCTCCGTAGTAGTCGCTTGAACCTGCCATACATGGGAACAGGTCCGACTGTTCCCATCCGTGCTTCCTTGCCCATCTCTTCAGTCTCTCGAGGCTGTTGAATGCCGGCAGCGCCCCGACGGTCAGGTACGGCTCTCCGTTGATGCAGGCCCGATAGTCCGACCTGTTGTTCTCGAGTTTCGTCACATAGATGTAGGGGAGCTTGTTCTTGAGCTCCTCCGCCTGCTTCTGATACTTAGTCTTCATTGCTTTTCTCCTTTACGTCAACAATCTCGCTGAAGTCCTGCAGATCCCTGTCATTGGTGACAACCTGCTTCAGCTCCTCAAAGTCATCCTTATCGACAAGCACCATGTCGTTGCCGATAATCACTCTCGCATGGTTCTCGTAGTCGGCATCCTCCAACTGGCTCCAGGCAGTATCTAATATCTGCTGGGCGATGCTTGGCAAGTAGTTATTCATGGCTCACCTCCCTTACCTCTATGATGTCAACCTCATTGAACACGCGCTTCACCTGCTCGAGGCACAGTCTCTTGGCCTCATAGGCATCCTTTGTGATGTAGAGCTCCGTCTCGTTGCAGGCACACCCGCTGTCCTTGTACTCGACCTCGAACTCCTTCAGTCCCTCCGGTATCTCGAACCTGGTTGTCACCGCTATGCGCCCGAAGTGCCCCTGCAGCTGTCGGAAGTTCTCGTACCTCTTGTCGAGGCAGAGTGCCAGACGCTGGAGAGCGTACAGGTCATCGTCGAAGCAGGTGTGCATCGTCTGATGCTCCTTCCATACCTTCTTGTCGAAGTCCTCATGGGAAATCAGCCCGCTGCGGTACAGCTCCAGCTGACGTTCGTACCAGCGGCTCTTGACCGCCATGAAATCGTTTACCTCACCTTGCATTTCATCGATGATGGAGGTAAGCTCATCGATTACTGCGTTCAGTCTCTTCTTGTCCATTGCTCTTACGTTTATAGGTGAATACTAAAAATCTATCTCCTCGAAGCCGTAGTCGTCGACGTAGTAGGCTGTTCCGTCCAGAACGACCACGTCCGACACCGACAGGCTGTGTCCCTTGTAGCCCTCTGGCTTCTCTCCTTGGAACTTCATGTACAGGTATTCGAGAGTGACGATGGCTTCCTCATCCTCGCCTACCTCGGTCTGTCCCTCATAGACCATGTCGTAGAGGTCGCTGTCGATCTTGCAGAGGTCGCCCTCCATGACACACAGCCCGTTCTCCTTTACGAACTCCAGACCCATGAACTTGATGTAACGGCCATCCTGCCTGTCATCGTTTACCTGATAAATGCGATACTCTTTCATTGCTCTTGTCTTTTAGTGATGTTTCTTATATTTGATGTAAAGGTAGTCATTTTTTTGCAATTATCCAAGCCTTTTTCGGATTATTTTCGCTGCAACTGCTTGATTTTCAGTAAGTTTAACTTTTTCTCTTTGTTTAGGGAGTGACGGCCTGAAACGTCCGTACACGCTGGTTATTTATGAACGTAGTGAATAAATAACTAATATACTCTATATATATTATATACTATATATATAGGCCGCAAAACTGTTGCCTCGTTTGTTGACTCGTTTGTTGTCCCGTTTTCAAAACGGCCTATCCGTAAATCCCTGATTTTGATACACTTACAAGCAAATTCTGTTGTACCATTCTATGCACGTTTTGTTGTCTCATTTTTCAAAAATGGTCGATCTGTTGTCTCGTTTGATGTTCGTTTTCGTAACCGCCTTCTCATAATTGCCTGAGAGATAGGCTTATACATCAGGATTCTGTTGCCCCGTTTTGTGTCCGTCATCATCCCGAAACCATGGTTTTGGCATCTGTTGTCCCGTTTGTTGACCTGTTTGTTGTCCTGTTTGTTGTCCCGTTTGTTGTACCGTTTTCGTGAGCATGGTCGGCGCTTTTCCTTTGTACAAAGGCATTCCGAGAGGTTTTCTGTTGTACCATTCTCGTTCCGTTTTCATGTCCATTCTGATTCCGTTCTGAAAAAATGAACGGCTATCTTCCCAGACTGCCGTTCACGAAGAAAATACTAATAACTAACCAACTAACTATATGAATCGCTTTTGCGTGATGTCGTATCTTCCTTTCAAAATGGTAGCTATCCTCACGGACGGCTACCGATGAAAAAACTACTAACTACTTACTAACCTAAAACAATTCTTATAATAACTAAAAACCACCGGCTACCGCTGTAGACGGTCTCTTTCTCTTCTTGTTCGGGAAGAGGTTGTACGTCAGTCCCACACCTATGAAGAAGTCGAGGTTCCTGTTCCTGACCCCGTAGCCGTAGCCGGCCGTGAGTCCTATGTTCCACCTTCTGAACTCCGTCTCCGTCGTGTAGTTCGTGACGGTCTTCATGACCGTCCTCTCCCGTATTGTGATGCTGTCAAGCGACTGGTGGTAGCCGCTGACGTATGCCGTATAGAGGCTGTCCTCATATACCTTCTGAGTGATGGGAATCCTTACGGAGTCCCCTGCTATCTCCAGGGCATTGTCCGTGCTGTCGGAAACAGATCCCGCATTTTCGGAAATTTTCTCCCCTGAATCGGAAATTTTCCTCACTGGGACGGAAATGACACCCGTCATGGTCTCGCTCCTCTGCTTGGGAGCCGTGTCCGTCCTCTCATTGTACACCGTGTCTATGACGATCTCCGTCCTGTCCGTCCGTCCCTTGGCTTCCCTGTACTGCCAGCAGTTGACCATCAGGGAGACCATCAGGCAGGCGAACAGCCCAACGGCTATGTATGTCAGATACCTTTCCTTGTTCATTTCTCCATTGTCTTTGCAAGGCAGAGCAGGAGGAAGACCACCGCTCCGGCAAGCAACGAGAGCATGCAGCCCGTCCTCATACCCTGCCTCGATAACGCTTCATAATATTCGTTCTCGTTCATTTCAGTAACCCGTAGATGACACATGAGACGGCCACTGCGACAAGTCCTATGAGGCATATGAGGCAGCTCTTCATGCTGTCCTCGAGGGATTTCCTCTCGTAGTACCCTCTGTCTTCCCTATACTCCATATTCAGAACCTTATCACCTTACCGTTATTGCAGACGAGCCTGTCCCATCCGATGCCGTTGTTGCGGTTCAGCCAGCCCTTCAGGAACTTGGCCTGAGTGCCCTTTCCGATACGCTCGAAGTACTCCTTGCGTGCCGTCCACAGCCTGTTGAACAGCTGTCTTTTGTCGGGATGGGAGTTGATGGCCGCTATTGTCTTCGGTCCCACCATCCCGTCGATGGCCACACCGAGGACGCTCTGAGGGATGCGTATGCCGTACTTTCCCGATGTCCACGTCCAGTCGACCAGCAGGTTGGCGATGGCCTGGCACTCAATCTCGTCGGCCTTCCACTTGTTCCAGAAGTACCTCCTGAAGATTAGCATCCACTGCTCGTCCGTCATCCTCCTGAGGTCTTCCACAGTCCTGTCGTTGCCGAAGACGCTGCGGAAGGTGGCTATCGTCACTCCCTTGTTAGTGGCGCCACCCCTGTCTCCAGGCACGTTTGCGAAGCCACCCTCCCAGCTCAGGATGAACGGCTTCAATGTCTCACATCTTGCCATAGTCAATCTTCCATGTTATTCTCGTTGTCATAGTACTCGTCATGGTATTCGTGATGGTGGTGGTGGTGTGCGTGCTCGTGTCCGAGGTCCTCGACGGCCTCGCCTATCTCGCTGCTCCTCACCTTGATGAGCTTGCCGAGGAAGCGCATGAAGGCCTTCCATCCGTCAACCATGCTTATCTCAACACCCATCCTCACGTATGCCACATGGCCGATGATGGATGCTATCTCACAGGCGCACCCTATGCCGAGACCGATTGCTGCAGTCCAGACATGCGTGCAGATGTTCATAGGCTCTGTTATCGCCAGGCCTATCAATGCGCCAACGACGAGGAATGTGAGGTAGTCGACGATCTTGTTCGCCGTCCTCCGTCCAGCCCTCGACTTGTGCCACTTGTACTTGTCCATGCCGTACTCGCTTCCCGATTCCTTGGCCCTCTTGTACCTCATGCAGCTCTCGGAGTAGCCCCACCACAGGTCGGCCAGTATCAGTGCGAACGAGCATATCACCATGTACCTCAGGTCATATACGACTGACAGCAGCTCAGCGCCTATCGTTCCCCAAAGGATGCCCTTTGCTCCAGTAGAAGTGTCCATAATTACCTTATCACTTGAAAATAAGACTTCCCATGACCGACAGCCAGCATACGGCCTCGGCCACGAACACACCTTTTCCCTTTACAGCCTTTCCGAGCTCACCTTCAGGCTGTACAAACACGCTGCCCATGATGAAGACGAACAGAGCCCACAGACCGAGCCACTGGGCATCGATGATGGCCACGCATATCTGAGAGAATATGCCTGCCGTGATGCCGAGTGCGTTGTGTGCCTTGTTCTTCTCTCCCTTGACGAGCGGCATGGCTCCCGTGAACATCATGCAGGTGACGAAGCAGTGGGCCAGCACACCGTAGTCCTCGGGAATGGTCTCGAAGAGGGGCGGGCATATCAGCTCCGTCACTGTCCACAGCCAGACAGTCCACAGGTACTTACCGGACTTTGGCAGGTCATAGACCATTGCCGAAATGGAGTCAGGCAGGCACCTGTTCCTCCATATGGCCGCACCCGTATAGAGCACGGCCAGTATGGCGGATATGATAAGCATCGTCATCATAGTGCTTTACTCTGAAGCGTTAGTTTTCTCAGGGGTCGGGAAGAACGACTCATATGGAGCCCAGTCGATGGCTTTCTTCTCAGCCCATCCGGCCTGTACGGTGGCCTCGATGTAGGCGATGCCTCCGAGATAGAACTGCTCCAGCTCCTCGAAGCTCTGGAACTCCTCGAAGATGGCTTCCTTCTGATCATTCTCTGCAATCTTGTAGACGGTCGGGAACGTCAGGGCCTCTGGCTTCTGATAGTGCAGGTCATACTTAGCCTTGTAGTTGGACTGGTTCTCACGGGACAGCCATACCTTCACGGTCTCACCGATGAGACGCTGCTTCTTGGCCTTCTGTGGGTCTCCGTGCAGGATTGTCCACTCATAGCCGTTGAGAATCTTCTCGTCCGTCCTTGCGTCGATGTCCGCAATGATGGCGGCCTTGACGTCCGCAAGTGAAACCTGAGAGGCCTGCTTCTTGTAGAAGTACACCTCAAACCATGTGGCATTCTCCTCGTCTGCTTCCTGATAGCCGTAGCTGACGATCACCCGGCTTGCGTCCTCCCTGATGGGGGCGAAGTCCGTCTTCTTTCCAAAAACTTTGTTCATAATCACTAAATTTTAAATGTTTATAAAATAAAAGTCTGTCCGTCATCTTTGTCATATTGACGTCGAAGATGCCGATGCGCAGAATCTCTTTCTTCATCAGTAGCCTCCTGCAGATGTTGTACGAGGCCGTGTGCCTGAATATACCGAGGTATGAGTTGACGCTTCTGATGACCTTCCAAGGCTTCGAGTAGTCGAACTCCGATATTTTCCTCTCCATTCTCTCCAGGGCATGGTTCGAGGTGTACGTCCTCCACGACTTGATGAACGCTCCGAGGAACTCCGTGCCTTGATGTACCTCCGACACCTCCAGCTTGCCCATATGCAGGTCGAGGCCGAGCTCCGACTTCAGGAACTCCCTGATTCTCGGTACGAGCGACAGCAGCCATTCCTTGCTGTGGCATACCACCGCCGCATCGTCCACGTACCTCCCGTAGTACCTGCATTTCAGCTCCCTCTTCATGAACTGGTCGAACTTGTTGAGGTACACGTTCGAGAACAGCTGCGAGGTAAGGTTGCCGATGGGCAGCCCGAGGCCGTCCTCCAGATGCAGCATGGACTTTGCAGGGTCGAGTCCTATCCAGTCCGACGGGTCTCCCACTATGATGCAGTTGACCTTCGGGTCGAGCATGATGATGACCTCCGTGAGCCATTTCAAGAGGTCCATGTCCAATATGTCGTGCCACGTCTGCCGTGAGCCCTTCGCAATGGGATGGGTACCCATCTTCTCCAGTGTCCTGAGAGATATGTCCAGTAGCCTGCTCCGGCTGATGTGCATGAAGTACCCTCTGATGTCGAGGTGCATGACGTAGCACTTGCGCTGCCAGTTGCGGCTCTCCTTCCTGCAGAAGTCGGTTATCCTCCCGATTCCGTAGTGCGTGCCACGTCCCTTGATGCACGAGTACGTGTCCTGAATGAACGTCCTCTCGTACAGGCAGTGCGTGTAGTTGAAGTACAGATGATGCACGATCCTGTCCCTGAACACCGCAGCGAATATCTCCCTCTTCTTCGGGTAGTCCACGATGAAGCACTTCGATGGCAGGGGCTGGTACCTGCGGTAGTACAGGTCGTCGCACAGCTCCTCCATGTTCTGCCTGAGATTCGACTCCCATTTCCTGACATACGAGCGTTTCGACTTGTGGCACTTCGCAGAGTAGAAGGCCTGATAGAGGTCGAGCAGCAGCTGCTGGCGACTCAGAACCATACAACGTTATTGTGAGTAAAAGGACGACTTTCAGAATTGTAAGCTGAACCGGCCGAACAGCGAACCCGTTGAACCGATTGTTGTTGTTCTGTGGGTTGACACCACCACTGTTGAAGTTCAAGTTCCGACCATTCGTTGCGGAGTTGAGCGATGCAGACCAGTAGTTGCCGTTCGAACCACGATTGTTCCAAGAAGTACCATTTCCGTTGCCTGAGCAAGCAAAGTCTTTCCGGCCACAACCTTCCACGACCGCCCGAAGGGACATCATGAACCATCGGGCATCTTCCATTTTTCCCGACACCCACATGGGTGCAAGGACGTGTGACCTGTGAATATCGTTCCGAACCGTCATCCTTATGATTTATATTCCTGTTGACTAACACTAAAACAATGCAGAAGCCTGCTTCCTGAGGTCACGGAGAATGTCCCATGCCTCACGGGGCGACAGATCCTCCATCGGCAGGGAGACGAGGCGGCTGGCGAGGTCCGACAGGCGGACGATGCGTGGTGCCTGCTCCGACACCTCACGTTCCTCACGTCTCTCCTTCTTCCCGTTCTGGAGGGGCAGTGACTCCTTCCATTCCTCCTTCATCTTGTTGAGGTTGTCGAAGCTCACCTCTCCGATCTCAGCGGGAATCTCCACCGTCACCGTGAAATGGTTGTCATCGACGGGGCTGAATGATAATGACTCCGCATCGGGAATATACTTCTTCAGCGAGGTGGCAGGGAATCCGACGAAGGCATCGATATAGCCGTCCTTCAGGCGCTTTGCCGTGACGCTCATGTCTGCAATGACATCATTGGGAGGGAACTGCTTCAGAAGCCACGCACTCCAGTCATGGGCACGGAAGAATCCGTTCCCCTCCTTCACGAAATGCACGACGTTGAACTGACCTGACTCGTTCCTTGAGCCTTCAAGCTCCCTTATTTCTGCTATTGTCATTTTCTTTATCTCCTTTTCTTAGTTACTTTGATACTCTCCCATTGCGGAAGTGTGCCTTGTGGCCGCTTGGGGAGCGGCCTGGTGGCACGCTTCCGAATGAAAGAGGGTTGGTTTTGTCCTGCTGGGCAGAACGATATTACTGAACCGGCCGAACAGCGAACCCG